CGTCCCGGAGGTACAGCTTATTAGCTACTACTAACATATGTTTATAATGAATGCGATTCATACGCGATACTAAAGATATCGCATCTTTCTCTTGAAAAACTGTAATGAAAAAGCCTTCCATGTGGGAAGGCTTTTGGTTTAACTGAGAAGAGTTACCTGGGCGCTGCCGTAATTATGTTGTTCAATTAATGGATGAGTGAATCCATCATTGGCATTTAACCGACTGACTTCTAACGGCATTCCTTTGATTCCGCGTTTTGGTGTTTTTTGTAAACGTGGGTCAACTTCTTGATTGCTTTGATTCTGGAACATATGTGGTCCTGTTTTTTGATAGTTTATAACCACATATGAAATATTCACCTCTTTCTGTCGATTGAGTAGATATCACCATCAAATCGGATGAGTTTTCCATCGGAATTAATTGAGTTCGCGGATATTTGTATAATCGATTCTGTAATGATCTCGGTTGTTTCATAATTAATTCCACCGTTTCGATCAAATATAATTATCCAGGTCAGCATATCGGATCCAATCCATACGTGATCAATCTTTCATTTGCCAGTTTGAGCTTTTCTTCTAGATCACATGCTGTATATAACAATGCATAAATAGCACCGTCGCCGGTTTCATCGCGCCAGGACTCACCATGTCGATTACAGGTAAGTTTTGCTGTGGATTCATCAAAGATCCAGTTGTATTTACCATCTTCTACTTTAATATTCATACAACACCTCATTTAATTATTTTTATTTAATTGGTTATATCAATCTGATTGAATGTGAATTTTACCTTCATTATCTAGATATACTTCTATTTCAGATCCATTAGTGTGTCGTTGTGGTGGATACCGCTTATGGTTGCCGCTAAGAATGGATATGAGCACATTTGGTCATACCCATTTTTATAGGTAGCGTTTTTCTTTGGTTTAACCACTTTTCCCACAATGGATATTAGTTGCTCTATAGTCTGGTATGGTTTACTCATTACATATCCTTATTTCGTATGCCTAACGCTGAGGTCTACTGCAACTCGCATTTGGGGTTGTCAGTAGCACCGTTTGTTAGGCTATGGGTTTCTTTGCAGTCCCTAATTGAGCATAGGACTTTTGGTGTTTTGTGTTCGTTGTATTCTACCATATCAAACGCTTCCTTTAGTGTTTTGTATGAGTTGATCCAATTCTCAAAAAAGTTCTCATCACAAACGCTCCATAATTGTTCGCCAGTCTCATCATTATGATGGACGCAAATAATCATTGGGGTTACTCGCTCCCACATTACCGCTTTACCGCATTTTGAGCACCATGTTTCTCTGTAGTTTCGCTCGATCCTTACACTCAGATTTTGGTGATGCTTTCCGTCATGGTGGACTTTTACAATTTCTACTAAACTTCGGCCGCGCATTGTATTCTCCATTAGCCTAACGCAGAGGTATCACCGTTTGTTAGGCATCCTCTTGTTCGTGGGTGTACTCGATCTCATAATCACGCCCATCATCCTTGAAGATGGAAAAACGAATACCGTCAGAGTTTGGTGTAGCGATATACATAAAATCGTTAGCACCGTGTATCTTCACGCATCGAGGGGAATCCGTATCAGAAACAGATACAGCAAACACATCATCATCGGGTGAGCATATGCCAACGGACTCAATCAACTTATTGAATTCATCTAGTGTCTGTGATGAGTTATCAAAGAACTCGGTTAGCTTACCACTAGGAACGCCAACCACAGTAACGTGATGTAAATCTACAAGGGATATATAGACGTGCTTATATTCTCCATCCAATAATCGAGTATCAACCCTGTTGTATGTTCCTGTAATGATATTTCCATTGGTTTCCATTGTTTCTCCTTTCATTTCTTTTCGTTTCGTATGCCTAACATCCAAGTTACCCCCGGATTTCACATCCGTGTATCCAGAAGAAACTCGCGTTTTATACGGATAATATAATAAAAATTCAGGATAAAACGTAAATATTTTCCGGATAAGACTAAAGATTCCCGCTTTATCCAGATCCGGATAATGCGAAAATTGCATGATAAACTACCAATATGTCAGCTTCCATTACATTTACTCCTCAGAAGATTAGGATAGGCAATTACCTAAATATTTCGGTTTCAGGAACCACATTAGACACGTCAAATCCGGGAAAGGTGGTTGTATTGGTTAATGGGTTGTACGCCAGGATAGTATCGATTGATACAAATAAGTTAATCGTAGTGGTGCCTAAAAAGTCTAGTAATGGAACGGTAAAGGTAATTCTCAAGAATATAACCTATTCAGGGGTTACTTATACAACTATAGAATCGACTGATATACTAACCATTGCATATGATGATGTTCAATTTGACAGAACGGCTGTCGCCTCTGGGTTATTCAATCGAGGGCCTAGTAAGGATCCTATATATAATAAAGATATTACCATTGAAAATTTTTCAATGGTAACTGATGCAAGTTCTCTTATACAGAATGTATATAACATTCTATTAACCGCTCCGAGTGAACGGTTATTTAACGCGGAATTTGGAAATCCGTTACTTAATGATGTTTTTGCGCTTAACAATCTACCTGGTGAAAATGACACGGTAACATTAAACAAACTAAAGAAACTAATAGAGATTCAAGAACCGAGGGTTATTGTGGATGCATCAAAATCTTATGCGTTCTACGATCCAAATTCAAATTCAATGAAGGTTCTTTTGATTATATTGTTACCAGCGGGAAAAAGTGAGCAGGTGGCTGTTTCACTCAAGGCGCTCGGAAATTAATGCTTAAACGAAATACTACAGATGGTGAAATCCGATATTATCAGGATAGTTTGGATAATATTGATGAAATACTACGTGACTTAGGTTGTGTAACTAAGGATGGTAATATTACCAAGTCTTTAAAGTTGCGGAAGGTTGTGGGTAAATATCAAATCCCAAATTCTAGTTATTATAGTCCGTGTATAGACGTTACATATGAAAATAAGACTGCTAAGATTATTCGGGGTAGTTCTGATGTATTTCAGTTTACCGGGAATCTTTATGATTTAATTCCACCGATGAAGTGGTTTGGTCGCCTGGTAGATAGTGTAACGATAGATGGACATGAATTTAGTCCGGATTTTGTAGTTGATGGTGATGTAATAAGAAATGGTCAGGGAATACGAATTGCTGCGGGTACATTTAGAGAATCGGCTGAAACCTCGTCTATGGCTGCTAATTTTTATATGGGGTGTAATGATTCCCGAGGTGGTGCTGCTCTGCCGCTGTTAAGGGGATATCGGGATTTTATATATAGATTAGGATTTGGTACAGAACCTATAGTTGGATTTGCCGATCTTAATGAATATGTATCGAGAATGTCATTGGATAAGGCGTTTAAAGTATCTGGAGCATTGCCTACATGTGATTATTTATTGAACTTCTCGGAGATGGGAAGTAAGATGTATTCGAGATTAACTGAGGTGAAATCGAATAAGCAATTCAAATCAGAATTTATTTTTTCAGGAAAATGCACCCCATCTGGTTCAAGTGGAATGAACGTTCCATATGTGATTTTTTATCCAGGCCCGATTCAGATTGCTGGCACAAAATTGTTGCAACGGGCATATCAGATTCAGGAATATAATATAAATATGGCTATCGGATTGTTCAGTACTACTCCACCATTTGTTAAGAATGGGTTAAATTTGTTAGGTAACAAAAAAAGTTAATAAATTGCTGTTTTCGGATCAACAAAAACCAATATTGTTAATAGTTAACAATATTGCGCCCAGTGGGCGAAGGATCAGATATGGCAAAGAAAAACCAATCCGCGGAAAGTTCCGCACCATCATATTTTTCATCCCTCAAGAAGATCAAGACCGGAAACGAGCTTGCTGATTCCGGTAAGAAGTTAGTCATCGCCGACTACACTGATACTGGATCTCTTATTCTGAACGTAGGCCTTACGGGAGATCTGACGAAGGGAATTCCTTCCGGAAAGGTTATCATGCTTGCCGGTGAAAAGCAGACCGGTAAAACCTTTATTGCCGCTTACTGCTACTGCAGACCGCTACAAAATAAGGGTTACTTTATTTTCTGGATCGATACCGAAAATGCGATGGATGACGATCGCTTGGCCGGTTATGGTTTGAATCCTGATGGATTTAGAATTATCAAGGAAAACATCGCCGAACAAGTTCGCTTCCAGGTAAATACAATTCTCGATGAAATTGAAGAATTGAAGAAGAAGGATCCAAATCTTAAGGCAGCGATTGTGCTTGATTCCCAGGGACAGATGTCTACCATGAAGGCCGTTTCCGATACTGAAAAGGGTGAGAAGAAGCAAGATTATACCAAGCAGAAGGAACTCAAGACGTTTTATAATCTGACTACCCATCGCCTGGGTGTATTGGATGTTCCTATGTTGGTGACTAACCACGTTTATGCAGATGTGAATAATCCATTTGCTGGTAATACTAAGGTTATCAGTGGCGGTGAAGGTGGAATGTTTTCCGCTGAAATTATTTTCTACTGTCGTAAATTTGCACATAAGGATGGAAAATCTGGTCCGAAGACAGGCATCATTTTTGAAATGACTCTTTTCAAGAATCGTTTCTGTGAAGAAGGCAAGAAGATCCGTATGTACCTGGATAGAAATACTGGCCCAAATCGTTATTACGGAATTCATCTACTCGCCGAAGAAGCCGGCATTATCGAAGAATGGGATGAAAAGAAGCATGAAAAGAAGGGACTGAAACTTCCTGAAAAGATTGATAAGAAAGACCGCAAGGCATATGTTATCAAGATCGGAACTGAAGTTGTTAATTGGAAGGTGGTCTGGGATAAATTTGTATATACTCCAGAAATTACCGATGCTATATCTGAAGATTTACAGCGCTGGTTGGATAAGGCGTTCAAATTGATCAATCCAATCAACTTTCTCAAGGAAAATCCTGATTATGTTGACGGAATCGATCTTTCCGAAAAGGAAGTTGAGGATGCTGCAGCATATACAGACGAGCTCGAGGTTGAAGCGGGAAAGAAAGTGGATTCTAAGAAATCTAAGCGATAACTATAAGGGGGCCTAACGGCCCCTTTTTATTTGTTATCTTTGTTATTCATAACATTTTTAATTATCTTTGTTTTAGATGAACCAAACTGTCCCAAATCCTTTAGCATATCGACCACTGGCCCCGCCTGTCGGCAACTTGCCAATGCAAGTGGGGGTTCCTGGAATCTCAAGTAATGATATTGCTATGTCATCGTTCATGACTCAGGAAGACATTGTTCTTCGTCATATAATGGCAGATTTTTCGCTACAAAATCGCATCGTAGCACATTTGGACCAAGAATTATTTGAATTGGATGATAATAAGCACATATGCTATGCGATTCGAGAATATAATAAAAAGTTCTCTAGGTTTCCGACATATCAGGAAATAAAGCTTACTCTACCCCAGGGATCCGTAGCTTCTTATCATCTTGACCAGGTAATGGCATATCCGATGACAAGCGTGGGGCCGGAATTTATTCATCATACCGTGATGAAGTTCTTCAAAACTCGAAGAACCAAACAAATTCTAATCAAAGCCGCCGAAAAGATTCATTCGGATCGTATTGATGATATTGATTCCATTGTTCCTGAGCTAGAGAAGGCCCTAGGATTCAATCTTGTCAGTGGGGTAGGCTTCGACCTTATCGATGACTTAAGGACCCTCCTGCTCAAGATGAAGGCCATTGCCAATGCCATTCCTTCCGCAATATCGGAACTTAACGCCGCCACCAAGAAGAAAGGCACTCACGGCGGATACTATAAGAAAGCGGTTTCCCTTTATATGGGTCAACCGAATGTAGGAAAAACTCTATTTCTATGTAATGATGCCGCCCACGCCTTCCGGCTAGGTTATAATGTTCTTTATATTTCACTTGAAATGGCAGAAGAACTACTTGCCGAACGCGTTATAGCCAATCTATGTAATGTTCCAATCTTTGATGTTGTCGATTATGATGCAGATGATCTTACTGATCGATTGAATAAGAACTTTACTGAAGAAAACACTCCAGGTAAGTTCTTTTTTCGTAGGCTTCCTACTACCACAAATCCAGCCGATATCGAACGCTGTATAAATGAAATTCTTTTGACCAAGGCCGTCGCCATTGACCTGGTTGTTGTTGATTATCTAGGCATCATGAAGCCACAGAAACGCGCTGGAGTCGATACCAATTCCCTATATTCTATCGGTAAGGATGTTATTGAACAACTCCGCGATATGGCGGATAGAACAAACACTGCAGTTCTCACCGCATCTCAGATGAATAGAGATGGATATGACGAATTGATGGCATCCCTTAAAAACACTGCAGGTTCCGCTGGAATCAACGAGACAGCTGACCTGATTGTAACCATTGCCCGGGATGCTGCGCTTAGAGAACGTAACATGTTCTTCCATATGATTCTAAAAAATCGATTTGGTGAAAACTGCCAGGTATTCCATTCAGAATTTGAACGAAAATATATGCGAGTCACTGACGCAACCCAATCTAGCGTTGATGGATATCATCAAACTCTCGGTGCTAAACAGGTCGATATTAAGAACTTTACCCGAGTGGCTAGTTCTATTCCTGATATAAGTGGAAAATCAAAGGAAGAGAAAAAAGAACAGGAACAAAAATATATCGAGAAATTTGGCGGTGCCACTAATCCAGTATATGCTCCCGAACAACACTATCCACTAAATCCGGAAATAATCCCAGAGGCCACCAATGCATTTACAGGATTGGTTGCACTTGATATTGACCCGACCCATTCCAACGGACCTATGACTATGGCTGAAGTTTCCAATATGCCAAATAGATCCCTAGCCGAAGCCGCTGCTAATTTTGGAAGAAATTTCAGATGAAATATTGAAATATGTTAGTAGTTATGGGATTTATAAATAACTACTTTCAACAGGTCCAACAAAAACTCGCCGTTATCCATGATGAAAACGATGAGGCAATCTCCTTGTTCTATCCGGAACCGAAACTTAAGCGGTTTTCTGAGAAAATTAACAAGGCTATCAAAGAAGTATATGCTGAAAATAATCATCCCGAAATGAGGATGTATTTCATCATTCTATCATTCCATGAACTATTTGATTATAATAAATTTGTTAAATCCATGCTGGATGATGAGTTGAAGCGACAGCTCGAATCCGAAATGGCTGCTGATTATCATATCCGAAAGGGAATATCAATTCCTAAGAAATCCAAGAAAAAGAAACTTGAAATAGTAGATGTTGAGCCCGAAACACTCACCACCGTCTCCGAGGTGGTATAATGCAAGCAACTCTTAAACATTCGGCTATCAACGCAGGTTGCAATGATATACATCTCGACGGTCACGTAAACATCGATATTGATAAAAACAATAATCCTGAAATCGTATATGATGTTACCAAATTAGAAGAAATCATAGAACCGGGAACTATACAGCATATCTATGCTGGCCATTTGTTAGAACATCTTACTAAAGAACAGGGAATGGAATTCCTACAGACCTGTAAGAAATTGCTAGTTTCTCATGGAGTTCTTACCGTGGTTGTTCCGGACTGGAGAAAGTGCGCACTGTGTAAATCGCACCAGGAAGCGGAGAATACAATTCTTGCATACGGTCAACACCTCAGATTATATGATGAGGAAACACTAGAATCCGAACTTAAAAGCGTATTCAGTGAAGTCCACGTTGTAGATCATAAAAATGTTAAATATACAATACATAAAGACGATCCTCTAGCAACGGCAGCTATTGCGATCAACCATCCAGAATGTGAATGGAAATACGTTTTTAGGAAATCTGAACATCCCTCTACTGTGGAATGGAAGAAAACCCAACCACATAAGGAAGGGTAATTGACAGTTGAGAAAATAATTACTACTTTCTACTTCAAATTAACTGAATCTAATAACCTGTTTGTATAAACTAAAAGGAGAAGAGGATGAAACGCATGAAAGTAGTACGAGTGACAAAGGAAGAGTTCGAGCTTGAGGATGGCACCGTCCAGCCCATGATCGTGGATCTGGGCTATGTCCCAACCGTTGAAGAGTTCCAGCAGATGCTGGATGAGTCCTGCAAATTCGCAGGTATCGAGGTTGAGGAAGACAAAGATGCCAGTAAATGAAAATGACAGGATGATACGCATTCGAGAAGCATGCGAGATGCTTGGTGTTCACCAGAACACGTTGCGTATGTGGACGGAACAGGGGAAGATCCAAGCATACCGTGGTGAGAACTCTGATCGTGGTCAGAGACGTTACCGTATTGGTGACATCAAAGCACTGCTTGGTATGAAGCAGTTGGATGCACCAGTTGAAGCACTTCCTGTAGCCATCTACTGTCGTGTGAGTTCACATGACCAGAAAAAACATGGTGACTTAGAGCGACAGAAAGGAAGGATGCTGGAATTCGCAGTACATAAGAAGTACCACGTCGAGTACATACTGGATGAAGTTGGTTCTGGACTTAATGATAAGCGAAAGAAGCTACATAAGTTGATGGAACTGGCAGAACAACATAAGATATCCAAAATCATAGTGGAACATAAGGATCGGCTGACTCGTTTCAACTACGAGATCCTTGTCCGTTTCTTCAACAGCCACGGAGTTTCCGTTGAATATGTGGAAGAAACGCTTGGTGGTACGTTTGAAGCGGAACTGGTGAAGGATCTACTTTCCCTCATCACCGTGTTTTCAGCGAAGCTGCATGGCAAGCGGAGCAAGGAAAACCGTGAGCGCACTAAGAAGATGAAGGAAGACGGATTGCTATGAAGCACTTGGACAACTACAGGGAAATGGATTCCACCTACTCGGTGGCATTCTTTCCCCACATGTTGTCCAGAAGCAAGAAGCGTGAGATCCTTCGCATGGCGAAGAAGATCCTTGCACTCAGGAACGAAATATCAGAAATCGTACAGGGTGACCTGTTAAAGTTCCTGAACATGAGCAAGTTCGAGTTCTTCAACTACTTCAATCCGATCCTATCAGGAAGGATCTCCAGTCATTTCATCAAGAAGATCATGGAAGATGTACATGAAGCATACCAGAGAAGATCCGAAGCGATAGATAAGCATATCCAGTTCCAGATAGTAACCTCATTGACTCCTGTATTCTACAAGCGTAGAACCAAGGACAAACAGGTTGGTGACCTGAAATCAATCACCAGAAAAACCAAGAAGACTGACATATCGATCACATTAACCTACCTTGCTCGTTATGGTCATACGGGAACATTGCAGTTCCTTCGTGGCGCAATAGAGAATACAGAGGTCAAGGAAGACAAGACGTGGTTTTATCTTAAATTGTTGGACATGTGTGATCGTTATGGATTTGGTAGGTTGATGACACTCGCTATGTCAAAACGTGAGCAAGTATATTCTCGTTACGAGGATCGTGGTGCTATCTGCTTCAGTTCCCTATCGTTCAAGGGAAGATCAAGAATAACACGTCCTATCGTAGCTCGTTCCTCCAAGAAGAATTCTAGGATCAGTCACTTCGTTGAGTTGTCATGGGAGTGGTCAGAGACGAAAGGTAAACGGAAGAAATCTGACACGATGTGCATTCCTGTTAAGTATAATGCTAAGTATCACAGGAACCTAAAAAGATACAGCAACGGAACAGATACCAGCTATACGGTAGTTGTCCGTGGTAAAGATATTCATGTTGTGCTTACCCGTGATGGTAAAAGGTATGTACCACTAGCAGAAATAGAGCAGGAGAAAGTTGTTGGTGCTGATGTGAATCAGAAGCATAACATGCTTTCCTGTAGTGATGGATTCACTGTAGATCATAACAGAGAATTGATTGATGATCTACAGAAAGAACTACTGAAGATAGATAAGAATCGGGAAGTCCACGACAAGCATCAGAAGCTCATCATCGAAGCCAAGAAGCAGGAAGCTAGGGATTCCGGTGACAAGTATATCAAGTCCAAGAAAGTTGCATACAAACCTACTCGTAAGGAACTTCGGATAATAGATGCATTGTCACGCAAGAATACCCACTACCAAGAACAGAAGATTGCAGAAATACTGAATCATATGGTGGCTTGTGGATTCAACCACATCGTCCTTGAGGACTTGGATGGATTCATTGGTGCGAAAACATATGGTGACACCGAAGGTGGTGTGAATACAGGTCGTCTTGGTAAAGCTCTACAACTTTCATCAATCAAGGATATCATTCTCCACATGGCAACCAGATACGGTGTTTCCGTGTCTCTAGTGCATAAGGAATATTCATCGAAGCAATGTCCGTTATGTGACTGCATCGATGACCTGAACAGGACATCACAGGAGAAATTTGTTTGTGTGAGATGTGGTTACAGTGATAACGCTGACCACAACTCATCAGTTAATTTGAAAATCCGGCTTACCTCGACCGTGTTAAGAGGGAAGTTGCTCACGCAACAGACTACCGGATACAGTGCGTTCTTGCCAAAGAACCTTCCTAGATGGAAGGTGAAGGATGCTCTGGAAAAATATCGTCATGGAATGGATCTCGATCCATTCGGAAACTTCGTGGAGCCTAAAGTGGTCAGAAATGACCACTATGAAGTTCTGTTAGGTTTGCAGTGACGGTGATAATGTGTACATTCTGTTCAAATACTGTACCGGAGACTGCAATTGAATTACAATATTCCGAAATTCGTAATGAATTCACTTCACCTACCAATATAACGGATCTTTCTATTGTATATAGAAAGGTGCCTAGTGGGATGTTTCCTATAGGTGAATTGGGATTTTCGCCTGACCGGTCGGGCTCATATTCCGGATGTACCGGACTTCCTTTTATGCCACTGATGATATCGAAACGACATGACTGTCCGATTTTATCGCCTGGTGGTGATGAAATAATTCTGGGAACAAACCAATGGATGTTGTTATATAACTTGAACTCAGATGTTAATAAGTTAATTAAATCAATTCCCCATATAGAAGATTTCAAATGGCGCTATGGAGCCGATAGCACCATGGTTATATCATATTCAACCGTTCCTAAAAAATTAATGGATCACTACCCACGGTTCCCGGATAAAAAATTATTTAATATAAATGCGTTCGAAGTATTGCGTATTTGCTACGCTTCCGGTGAAGAATTGGAATCTTTGTTACATAATTTTGCGTTTAGTAAGATTGAGAGATTAGATGATGATGAACGTATAATATTATGTGACATGGTAGAAGCTAAAATTAAATTGGAAAAGGATTCAAATATGAAAGACGAAGCGCCTGTCGGCCTTATTATAGATTCATTATCATCGACTCATAAAAATAACGATGCAGAATCTCAAAAATATTATTCACCTACGCCTATAGTAACTATTGGAAGTGGTGGGGTGGTTACTTCTTCGGGACCTATCAACAACATTTCTGAAGTGGCGACAGCCGAAACTGGGGAAGTGGCGACAGCCAGAGATAATATAATAAAAATAATCGATCGCGAGTTAGAACAACTGTCCATAATTCAGATTGTTAATGTGTTAGATAATATAATAAAGTTGAAAATAAAATAAAAAAGGAATTACATATGTCAAAAATACAAGGCATTCCAGATTATAGCGGGGACAGCTTTCCTGACGCGGATTTAAAAACCGGTGGGAGTCATATTAGTAATATTTCTAATGGAATAAAGTCTGTAGAATCTGAGTTGGATACATTATATCGAACTTCTTTTATTGATGCGTGCACCAATGAACCTGATAATTTACACATGACCGTTTTGTATGATGAATTTTCTGGATATCATCCATCACTACATGGTGGTAAGTATTATCGCGATACAAAAACTATTGAATGTGCGACACAATTTGAAATAGTAGATCCTGATAATAATCTTTCCATCATTGATCCAGAAACCGGTGAGATTTATACACATATTGTAGATTCTGACGGAACGCGAATTAAAAGTGAATTAAAAATAAGTGAAAATCCTGGTGCAATTTCGATAATTGAAGAATATCCACAATTTATGGATGAGCAGCTCGCGCTGATCAAATCATATAAAAATAATGCGTTTAATAAACGAATATTAAAGAAATTGGTTATGGGTAGAAATGGAATGCCTCCACAACATCAGTACATATCCATTTCTGATGTTATATTCTGTGGAATTAAATATATATCTGATCATCGATTTGGTAATCATACTGAGTTGTTTGAACAATTACTTGAATTAGGTCGATTATATAAGAAATGTAATATTACATCAATGTTATATAATGCAGATAGTACAAACTTTGGTTTTATTTTGAATCGATTAAAATGTCTATTGACATTTAATTTAAATCTCGTGTGTTGCGATGTCGATGCTGGTGGATTAAATGTATTCAATAAGTTAAATTCCGAGGATATTAGTGAAATTGAATCTTTGCGACGTAAATTACAAACTCCTCTACTAGAAATAGTGGACCCTGCTACTCTTGTATTTATACAACAACAACGGGAATTTATGGCAAATCTGCCTATGGAGGGGCCAGGTTCTCCTGGTGATTTATTAAAACAACATCAGGAATATATGGAATCGTTGGATATGGCATGTAAATCTAAAGAGTCTGTTTCTCCCAGTGATCTGAATTCAGTCGAATAATATCTAAAATAACTAAATCTGATCTATCAACATATGTTGATAGATTGTTAGTATTTTATTATATTTAAAATAAATTTGTTATTTCGGATAACCAGTTTATCGAGCAGGTTTTTAATGATAACAATCATAAACCAGATCCACGAAAATCTCACACAAACTAAGATTTTTTGTTAACTTTGTTATAGTTTGTACAAGGAAATAAAATGACACAACGAAATTCAAATTACCTCCCACTGAAGCTCACCAAAAACGCTATCAAGGTACTCGAAGCGCGATACCTGAAAAAGGTCGAAGGAAAGATCGTAGAAACCCCAGAAGATTTGTTCTACCGAGTGGCTGACGCCATGGCCAACGTCGATGAAAGATATGGCGCGAGTGCCGAAGAAATCGAAGCACTTCGCGTTAAATTCTACAATATGATGGTAGAAGGAAAGTTCATGCCAAATAGCCCCGCACTGATGAACGCGGGAAAGAACAATGGCAACAGCTTCTCTGCATGTATTCACGGAGATTCACCGGTGTTGACTAACAGTGGTTATGTGCCTATGCGAGAAATATATGACCGGGTGAATTCAGGCGAGACTGTTATTGTATCTAATGGATTTAATGAATGGGTCCCTGTATTAGCTGCCATAAATCAAGGTATTAAACCAGTATATAGGATCAATACACGAGCAGGTCGTTATGTAGATTGTACTTTAGATCATAAATTCTATACATTCGAGCCAGGAAATAGAGATAATGGTGCATATGAAACCGGAAGCTTTAAATGGGCTCCCATTGGAGAAATTCCTTGTGGTAGGAGGTTGGCATATGGGATGCAGTCACCAATCGTGGAAGATAATAATGAAATTGATTCGGAGATAGCGTTAGCCGCCTGGATATTAACTGATGGAGGTTGCGGATGGTACAAGCAATCTAAGGGAACTACAGGGGAGTTTTTTGTTGGTGAAATTCAAGTTATAGATGATCGATCCCTAGATAACGTTATTAATCATATTAACAAGTTGGGATTTTCATATACACAAAAAGATATTTCAGGTGTGGGTGGAGTAGAACGATTTACTAGAATCAGATCATATGATAGAAAATTAGCTAAGTTTTGTGAAAAATTTGAGTTATTTAATAGAACTAACACAAAAATAGTGTCTTCCTTAATAAGAAATTCTTCGTATTCAAATAAGAGAGAATTTTTGCGAATCGTATTTGAAGCAGATGGATGTATAACAGGAACTGGAATAGGATTTCAATCTGTTTCTCAAGTATTAGTTGAAAACATTTCTGAGATGTTAGATTTATTTGGGATTGCTCATACCATAAATTTCAAAAAAGAACGCCGGGTAGGGAGATTGGATGGTTGGTCAATCCAAATTAATCACACCCGAAGTATCTTATTGTTTAAGGAAAGAATTGGGTTTATATCTGATCGTAAGCAATTGAAATTATCACAATGGCCGGAAAAGAATCCATATCCAGAAAATATAAAATATGTAGGTAATGAATATTTAGGTGAAGATGAAGTATTTGATATTCAAACCGCTATAGATGGGAATGGGAGTTTTGTTGTTGATGGTATTATTGTACATAACTGTTTTGTCCTACCTCTCAATGATTCTATTCGTGATATATTTACAACTGCTTTGAATACCGCCCTTGTACAGAAGGCTGGAGGTGGTACGGGATTTAGCTTCGACAAGCTTCGGCCGACAGGCGATTTTATCAATAGCTCCGGTGGAACTACATCAGGTCCTATTTCCTTTTGGAAGGTACTCGCAGAAACTACCAATTCAATTCAGCAAGGATGTTTTGTAGGATCTACCCTTATTGGAATGCCTGGTCAGAACAAGCAGATCAGAGACATTAAAAAAGGTGATGTTGTCTATTCATATGATACTAATATAGGACATGTAGTGTATAAGAAAGCTGCGTGTGATGCGTTCAAGACTAAAGAAAACGCACCCGTTTTTAAACTCTCAACGAATCGAGGACTTGATGTTTTCGTTACAGAAAATCATCAATTCTTACTTCGTAGTAATGATTACATAGAATTAAAGGATTTAGATTCTCGTTTGCCTATAATGTCCCTACTTCGCCGATTGGACGTTTCTCAAGTCGATGCCACATACCCAGCACAAACAACTGATGGAATTGATTATTCATTTGTGTCAAATAACTATTTAGATTCTGTATATGACACCGTAGTTGCGTCAATTGAATTTTCACATCATGAAGATGTGTGGGATTTTGAAGTTGAAGACACTCATAATTTTAGCGTGGTAGGAAATGATGGTGAGGGTATATTTGTACATAATTCCATGCGTCGCGGTGCAAACATGGGTATGATGACCATTACCCATCCTGATATTCTCAAGTTCATCACAGCCAAGCAAGATCTAAGTAAGTTCACTAATTACAATATTTCGATCAAGATTCCCGATGCCTGGATGGTCGAGTATAAGAAATGTCCAGATGCTCCACACGTCGCTATTAATTTCCGTACTGGAGATCGTTATGTTATTCCAAAGACAGTTCCGATCGAAACATATGAAATCAATGAGTTGATCAGATATGAAGATTATGTAGAGGGTTCTGTTAAAATTTGGACCATGCGCGAAATCTTTGGAATCATTATTGATTGTGCTTGGAAAACTGGCGAACCCGGTCTTTTCTTTATTGATAAAGTCAATGAAAAAAATGCAACTCCTCACGTTGGTGAAATCGAGGCAAGTAACCCCTGCGGCGAATTACCCTTACTCCCATATGAAGCTTGCAACTTAGGATCGCTAAATATTGCTGCATTTGTTACTGAAAATGGTCTTGACTGGGAATCCCTCGGACAATATATCAGAACCGCAACATATTTCCTGGATACCGTTATTGACGCGAGTCCTTTCCCAATTCCAGAGATCAAGAAGATGTGCGATGAGAATCGCAAGATCGGTTTGGGTTTGATGGGATTTGCTGATGCGATGTTCCTGTTAGGAATCTCCTATAATTCAGATGAAGGAATTGAGTTCGGTCGCAAATTGATGAAGTTCATTAATGATACTGCACTGGATGAATCTGAATCGATTGCCAAGAAGAAGGGAGTATTCCCTAATTATGTAGGATCTCGTTGGGAGACCGAATGGAACCGAACCTTACGTAATGCCGGAGTGACAACAGTTGCCCCAACAGGAACCATTTCAATTATTGCGGATTGTTCTGGTGGCATCGAGCCAATGTTCTCGCTGGCATTTGAACGTAACGTGTTAAATGGCCAGAAGTTAATCGAAGTGAATAAGATATTTGAGAAGGTTGCTAAGGACCGAGGATTTTATTCTCCGGAACTTATGGAACGTTTGGCTAAGGAAGGAACGCTTCAACATATTGATGAAGTTCCTGATGATATCAAGAAAATCTATGTATGTTCTCATGATATCGCTCCAGAATGGCATATCCGCATGCAGGCAGCCTTCCAGGAATCCTGTAGTTCTTCCATATCCAAAACAATCAATATGCCCCACACGGCCTCCAGAGAGGATGTGGAACAGACTTACTTGATGGCCTGGGAGATGAATTGCAAGGGCATCACGGTATACCGTGACGGTTGTCGCGATATGCAGCCCATGTCGCTTAAGAAGGAATCTGCCAAGATGGAGATTCCCGAAGCCAAGGAAGAGGCTAAGCATATCGAGGAACAGCAGATCGAATTGCAAAATATTTTCGTAGGCGTTCCTGAAGGCCAAATCATTTCTGATGTTTCGTTCCCAGATCGTTCCCACTCGGAGACCTATGTTATCCGCGCCGGCAAGAAGGGTTCAAAGACGCACAAGAAGATATATACAACCCTAGCATTCGCGGATAAGGATTTGACTCGTCCATTTGCGATGTTTGTTAATTCCAATTCGTTCACCTCGAATGAAGTCACTGATGAGATTGTGAAGATTCTGAAGGCGCTTGCTAAGGAAAAGCTTTCTGAGGATGCGATCCATGCTTTGCGCGAATCCATGAAGGGCCAGAGTAAGATTTCCCAGTTGATCCACATAACATCGGCTGTCGCCACTGTGGGAGTGACTGCGCAAGATATCATAGCAGTTCTTCCACATGAGAACAAGACTGACGAGGATCCTGTGGTGACGGCGGACATTATTTCAATTCTTACCAAGCTTGCTGCGGAAAAGGGAATTCGCAAGGAATTGGTAGAGGATCTTGAAAAGAAGTATCGCAATCAGGTTAACGTGGTCAAGATTGCTCGTTTGATAGGCATGTTGCTTCGTCATAACGTTCGAATCTCGGATGTGGTTGAATCATTCGACCAGGTGCAATTCCCAGTTACCTCATTCGTTTTCCAGATCAAGAAGTTGTTATCCAAGTTCATTAAGGATGGCACTGAAGTGACTGGCAAAACAGGATGTCCTGAATGTGGTGGTAAGATGGTCTACCAAGAAGGGTGTTTGAAATGTGCATCCGGCTGTGGTTGGTCAAAGTGCAAATAATCGAAAGGCTCCGAAAGGAGCCTTTTTTATATTTATTTTTAAATTTGTTATTCTGGATGACAAGTTAATGTGAATTAATTATCTTTGTTACATGAGAGAAAAATTATTTACAAAACAAGATGTTCAACAGGAAGTTCTAGAAGCTACTGTTGCGGGTGAAATTGCGGCATTTGGTAAGGCGGAGACCAATATTGAAACCGGTGAGAAGGTAACCGGCGATTATAGGTCCCTGATGCCTGCCGGCATGTCTACAGAGATGGAGATAGATTCTCCATATTACCAGAAATGGATCGAGGCTAGGCAGCTTCGGAATCCCCTTCTAGGAAAGAAGTATTTTGAAAAATCCTATGAAGATTGTGTAGATGATAAGGTTCTTGATGACCAGGTAGAACTGACAGGAACTCAGATTACACCTGGCTTGGGTGAAGCAATTGATAGTGGTGATTTCGATAACTTTATGATTGAGGCTCAAGGGTCTGAAGACATCCAATTGGATGCGATTGATACGCAGGAGCTTATTGACGGATTGGATAACATTGATGACAAGCTTTTGGATATCAGCATTATCACCAATGTGGTTAACCGTAACCCAGGGCTGTCGCCTGAAGAACTCGCCGAGAAGGCATCGGTAGCAATGCAAGATTACTACCATAACGCAGAATACAAGACCTTGTTGGATCTTTTCAAAGTTATAAACAAATGCAAGACTCGAATTGAGATTAGCAAGTCTAGTGAATCTGTAGCGGGAACGCTTGAGTATTACAAGGACATTGCTGATATTGGTTCTGTCTTTACTGGAATAAATTTGAAAAGTTCTGGAAATAACTGAAAAACGTATTGAAAACATATTGAAAAAGGAGTCATTATGACTAATCAAAATCTCGCTGGTATTCCAGCATCCGCCCAAATGCCTGATTTTAATAACCAGGTAGAACTCGCCCAAAGATTAATGGGAAATTTCGACAGAGCGCCTAAGGGTGATCGTAAGCCCAAGGAATCCGAAGATCCCCGGTACTGGAAACTTATTTGTTCCGAAAAGGTTCCTACAAGTCGAGCATTGATTCGACCACTTCCAGATGCAGGTGACGTTAATAAGTTGTTTTCGGTTCCACAGGCTGTCCATAAGCTATGGGATGATGCATCTCGAACATTTGTCGAGTTTAAGTGCCGCAAGACCTTGGGACCCAATGAAAAGTGCCTTGGTTGTGAAATGAACATGAAGATGTCTCGCAATGCCACTCCTGAGCAGAAGAAGGGTTTTATCAAGGAGCGTTATGCGAAGAATAGCTTTATTTCGAATATTTACGTTATCAATGATATTCTTACCCCAACCAATAACTTCTCGGTTAAATTGTATCGTCATTCTGAAAAGATGGCTAAGACATTGATGTCTCCGATTAGTAAAGAAGGATATAGTGTAGTGGATCCAAATGCTGGATTTAATGCGGAGGCACAGATTTTCCGTTTCTCCCCACATAATCCATTTGATTCCTATAATTTTATAGTATCTGCTGCGTATGATTATCAGAAGAAGATGCCTGATTATTTTGGAAATCTAAGCTCTTCTAAGTTTGATCTCTCATGGCACGGTCCTCTAGGAAATACACAGCAGGAAGTTGATGCTATTCTTTCACAATGTGTTGATTTGACCACCATGTTCTTGTCTGATATTCCAACTGTTGAAGAAACTGGAATTTTGTTCCAGAAGTTCTTGGATGGTGTTGCTCAGGGTGGATTTGCTCAGCCCGGCGTTCAGGGATATGTACAAGGTGGTCTTGGTGCTCCATCTGCTCCCAACTTTGCCAAACCTGCCGGAGCACCATCGGCGTCGCCAATGAGCCTTGGTAACCCAACAGGATTCCCACAAACACCAGCACAGCCAATGCCAGCATTCGGAGGATTCCCACAATCCGGTCCTATTCAGGCGCCTGCGCAAAAACCTCAAGGACAACCAGGGTTTAGCCAAGCTTCTGTTGCTGGGTTTAATGCTCCTGGTCAGCAACAATATCAACCACAAGGATTCCCTCAACAGGCAAATCCAATGTTTGGTAACGTTCAGCCCTCTGCGGCGGCATCGGCTCCTCAATATCATGCACCACAGCGTCAGCAAATTAATACATTCGGCCCAACTCCTGTAGAACCGGGTCCTGCTCAGAATGAAGTTGAGCCCATCGATGCAGTCGATGATCTTCCATTCTAAGATAACGGATGAAATATATTGTTAAGAGGCGGGAAACCGCCTCTTTTTTATTTGGGGAATATATGCATCGCGATTATATGAAACGTCAACGAGCTATTTTGGTAGATACTTTAAATCGAGTTCTTGATCAGATCAAGATCAAGTCAAATTGCGCAGATCATTTTCTAAAATCTGAACAGATTGCCAAGGTTAGACGGTATGGGAAGAAGCGATTTAGGGAATTATATATTTTTAATAAATATGGAAATCTCTGCGGTCATATGAATGCGTATAGGCTATTGGAATCTGAAGAAGGGGAATTGGACCTATTGAAGCATACCTTCGAAGAAAAGATTCGTGAAATAGATCAATATTTATTATCTTTGTTAGATGAGCCAGATATCTGAAGAATCACTTGAATATGCGGTTCACGCATCTTTAGGTGCATGTAATTTGAGCGGTGGTGGATCCAAGCCATATAATTTTAGATGTCCAATATGTGGAGATTCTAAGAAGAACCAGTTCAAAAAGCGCGGTTTTGTTCTTCAAAACGATGAAGGTTGGACTTATATATGCCATAATGAATGTGGTAGCATGAGTTTTATCAACTTTCTTAAGCAATATCATCCTCAAGTATACCAAGAAATGATTTTTAGATCTTTCAGTTCTAAGAAGAAAGGTCCTAGAAAAACACAACCTAAAGAAATAACGGATCCAAACAAGGACCATAAGGCCAATGTATTTAAGCCGGGCGAACTGATTTCGGTATTAGACCCTACTAATGAAATGGCTATAAAGGGTTTAGAATATTGCCTATCCCGTCAAATTAGAAGAAAGGTATACGAGAAATGGTTTGTATGTCTTGAAGATGATAAATTCCATGACAAGTATCCCAATGGCGAATACGTATTAAATGGAAAAGGGTATCCTTCGGGAAACGAATATCATAGCAGATTAATAATTCCATATTATCGATTTGGTGGATCTTGGGTGCAATTTGATGCCCGAGCGCTGGAAGCGTCTGCATTGCGGTATCGAAATCTCGAGGGAGCTAAACGCGAATATTATAATGTCGATTGGTTAGATGTAAATCGACCCTTCTTTATGCTTGAAGGTGCAATCAATTCAACATTTATCGAAAACGCGGTTGCCTTTGGTGGTACTGAACACTTTGATGGTTTTATCCAGGAAAACCCACAAGTGTTAAAAAATGCCAAAAATGGAATCTTGATATTTGATAACGACGATGCGGGAAAGATAAAATTGCAGAAAGTTATGAAATATGGATTTAGTTGGTTCAATTGGAAATCTATAAAGATTGACCCGGCTGCCGCCTCTGAAGGAAATATTATAAAAGATATCAATGATCTAGTCAGATTTGGTAAGGATGTTGAACTAGACGATAAAGGCTATGTAAAAAGCGAGTGGATAAAAAAATATGTTGAAGGAACGGGCGCGACTGAAGTCTTGTTTACTTTGCAATACGGGGATATGCAAGGAATGCAACAAAAACGAGTTGAATCAGAACGGTTCCGATTGAACATCTAGGAGTTCACATATGCCAATGGATAAAAGTAAAAAGAGGCTTATCGAGAGTTTGGGTGCCGGTCCTATTGACCGAAATAAACTTCTCAACGTGGTTAGCCAGACATTGGCTGCGTATGAAGCACCGACTCCAGGTAATATAGACGGAACTGATTTTGAAGGTGATGGTAAGATTCCTAGTGAAATCTCACCTACTAGCGATTATTTATTTGCGCCGGCGCTAAAGAAGATCGAAACTCCGACCGTTGAATCGGATGAAGTTGTCGAAGAAGCCTTTCCTGGAGATGTAATAACACCGCCTCCAGCCAAGGAGAAGAAGAAAAAGTTTTATCCTAAGTGTGAAGATGCGAACATTCGTCGCGCAGCAAAGATGCAAAAGAAGCAAGAAGCTGGAGTTGCTCCGGCCGCGTATAGAGAATCTTTGTGGAATACACGAACATATGACTATCTTAGCATGGATCTTCCCGCGGTTCATTTTGTTCTTAACCGGGTGGAATCGAGTTATTATTATGAAGCGCCTCGTATCGCCCCTACTAAGCTAATTGGAATTCCAGCGTTCGGCAATCCTTGCACGAAGAACGCGTTCGAGCATTTTATGTGGATTCAGAATAAGATTCGTGAATATCGAGGCAAGGATCCTAAGAATGCACCTGACTGGATTCTTATCAGTCAATCCACATCAATGCTCTCCGATCTTGGTTTGATAAAGAGATTGTCTGCCCTGCAGCCTGAAACATGTCTGGCTGGCGCCTTTGGTTTTAACCAAGTTAGAGCTGATGGTAAGTGGTGGAATATTGGTAGTGGTGATGTTACGCGTGGAAATTATGTTCAGGCCAATATTGAAACTCTTGAATGGGATTACGTACGCGGTAAGGATTTTCATGAATCCGACCGATATCGTACTTTGATTATTCATGGTCCTTTTATTGCGGTTCGTGGCTCTTTCTTTATGCAATTGGATTTTACTGCTTGTGCTCGTGGATATCAGGGTGGTGGTTATTGGCATATGATGGCCGAACTGTCAATGATGTGTGCTGGTCTTGGAAAGAAGGCGGCTACTCTTAAGACACATTCCATGCAATATGACTCAATGAAACCACATATCGATACGGATACATTCAAGAATGATCATAAGTTCTTTGTTGAAAAGTGGATTGATTATCTCCCTGTTCTGCAGCCGGATACGCTGACAAAGCGGAAATTATAAACTGATTGTGAGGTTATCACAATGGGTCATTATAAGTTGCAAGGTTTCATGGAGCAGTTCAATCAAATCACGCTTCCTGAAGGTACTGAACAGGCGTCTCCGTTCTATGGCGAGAAGAAGCCTTCCGCTTCCGGTGCATTGGTAGAATCTGATATTTCGGATGTCAATGCTTGCATAACTAGCATGGCCCCATATCATTCCCCCCTGGCTGTCGCCAATGGTAAGGTTACGGGAGGTCTTAGTAAGATGGTAGCACTGTCGGAATGTGAAAATGGCATGAAGCTCCAAGACGCTCCTAAGGGTTTTGAAGTAACTGATAAGGATATTGCTGAACAGTTCGCACCGACCTTTGGTTATTTTAAGGCCAAGGGAAAGTTCGGTAAGAATAAGGATTAGGCCTCATCGGAATGGGACCGGGCGTTAGGATAAATCCTAGCGCCTTTTTTGTTATCCGGTCACTATTATACAAAAAATTAATTATCTTTGTTATATGAGTGAAATATACTTTTCTAAAGACTATGTAAATGTGATGGATCGATTTGTCAAAATCCTAGATGGATTAAAGGCAAATGGCCAGAATACTTCACATGCCATGATTTTCCGTTCTGGTGAAGAATATTATCTATCCAAGATGGGGCTAGATACCTTGGCTTGTGTGAAGGCGACAGCCGATCACGTTAAGTTTGAGTCAGAAGAGTTGATGTTTACCAATTTGCGAAATTTTATGGATTATCTGGGTTATGTTGAATATCCAGAAAATGAAAAATCCAAGGTGCAAACTACGATGTGTACAACTCGTGACGGGGCAATTATACCAACTTTCTCATTAAAAGGGAATCGGGTTAAGTATTTTGTTCCATGTGCGGCACCGGTTGTTTTTGAAACTGAATTTGATAAGATGATTCCCAGTCCAAAAACCTTTAGTGATTTTCCATTAGTTGCTGAATTTGTGATGGATAAGGATGTGGTTAAGTTAATTACCGATAACATGGGAATGTTGGGAGTAAATGGAAAGAGTGGTTCCTTATTCGGATTGAAGATTGATGGTGGGATTGAACTGGCTATCCGAGGTGGAAACTCACAGTCATTTTTCTATGAGTTTGATACTACGAAGGTTCGGATTAATGGTGGTTATAAGAGCATATCTACGGAAACTCAGAAAATAGGATCAAAGTTATTCTCAACTACAGTTTTCAAGACCATGCAGCAGTTTCCGGTAGAATGGTATATCCAATTGCGATATATCGAAGAGGATGATCGATTAACATTTAAAGCATTTTCTGATATGGTTCCTGGCATAGAGATTATCGTAGGAACTACTGAGAATAACAAAACCCAGGAAATTGAGGGTGATTATGATGTAGTCACCGAGTTGGTTGAAGTGGAAACCTGAGTTTCCTTATAAACTCTTGAAAACTTGGGATCACAATGACAGGACTAACATTTAATCGCGACTCACTTATTGAAGCTATCAGCAAGAAAGCTGTCAAGAACCCTTCCTCAAAGAATGTGGAAGAAATTAAATCCCTTATCGGTGATGTCAAGAAGCCATCCACCAAGGATTCTAGTGTTATCGACACTACGAAGTGGGGAACGGTTAAACCTGTCGGTGTGAAACTCGAGTCAATAATTAAAAAGACATCTGCTGCAAATATTGCTACCCGGGCATTGTATGAAGCGGAAAACGCAGCAGTTTCAAAATCTGGGGCATTCCGACTAATATCAGGAATTGTTGCCGATCGCGGGCATGCAAAGTTTGCATTTAGCCGGCGCGGAGTTCCTGTTAAAGTTGAAATTATGTATCCGAATGCAAACGGAATGATTTCGTTGAAGGTCATGGTTGATGGTTCTGAGGATAAGACCACGGAAATCCGCCTGGACGATGAAAGATACATTAACAATTTTGGTTCATTCATCATCTCAGTAGTAGATGAAATTCTTGATGAAGCGGGAATGCGGTCCAATATTGGTTCTGGATATGATCCTTATACGGATATTGCAGGGCAGATTGATGATAGCACTCAAAAGGACGCAACTCCAGTTTCTGCCGCAGGTAATTCAGGTGCGATGCCTATCTGGGTAATGGAATCCAAATTTAGTAAGGCGTTTGCTTTAGTTGAAGCTGAACAGGGCAAGGATGAGGAAGAGACTCCCACCCCTTCTACGGTTAATGCTGAGACTCCTCCTATTGGGGCAGATGAGCTTGGATTTGACCTTTCTACTATGGGTACCGATACTACAGCTCCCGTTGATTCCGGAGCCATTGGCGGCATTCCTGCGGGCGCTGGTGACATGGGTGATTTGGGTGGACTTGCTGGTTTGGGTGGTAATGATCCATTGAGCACAGGAATGCCCGCTGGTATGCCCGGTACAGGTGCGGTAGAACCATCTGCTCCAGTAGCTGATGCTCCCACTGTTGATGTTTCCAATGTTTCTAGCTGGAGCCAAGACGCCGTTCGTGGAATGGCTAAGTTGCTGGCTCGCGCCGCATACAACTCTGCAAAGCGCGGAAACGCTCCTATTCCAAGTGAACGCGATCTACTCAACGGTTCCACTGGATACGTAACTGAAGATTCTAATAAGTTGCGCGATCAATTCCTTGACGTATATTCGGAACTTAAGGGTGCACAAATGGATGAGAACTTATTCAATAAGTTTGAAACCGCTCTTGCTGATGCATCGATAAATCCAGATAGCTTTAACGCTTGGCTTCAGGAAAACTTGGATCAGATTCAAGGATCGGTCACTATGGATGATTCGATTGATGAAGATCTATTTAAGGACCAGACTCAGAATTTTCCCAAAGGTGGTGAAAAGAAGCAGACTGCAGCGCCTAGCGGTAGCGGCGACTTCGATTCTTTCCTATCCAGTTTGGATAATTTTGGTGCAGGTGAAAAGACTTCTGATGTTCCTGGAATCACTCCCGAAGAACTTGGCGCAAGTGCTGATATCTTTGGTTTGAAGAAAGAAGCGAAGAAGGTGGAAAAAGAACCTTTGCCAAATCTTCAATAATATTATTATATTTTCGTATAGAACAAAGCCGGATATTTCCGGCTTTTTTCGTATATGTTATGTACATGGAAAACATTACTAATCTACCGACTATACAAAACACAGTTTCAAATACCCCCGTGGTGGTATCCGTATATTCAAGCATCAAAAGCCGCCTGTCATTTCTAGGCGGTATGATTGCGAATCAAAAGGATGCGGATAAGCAAACTGTGATCATTTCCAGTATGATCCATAAGAATGACAAGGATCAGGAATATAGCTGTCTCCGATTCTGTACATCGGATTTCGAAATTTTTACTGAAGTTCCTAATCTATCACAATTTAAGAAACCAGTTTTACCTAGCATTGTCGAAGTGAATCTTTACGATCTGATCGCATTTGTTAATTCTGATCTGGATGATTCCATTACATTCTTTGTAAATGGTGATGAGTTGATTGTGAGTTCATATTATTCTCCTGAATTGGATATGGACCAGGTGCAGGTAAGTTTGAAGATCATTCGTAAATATGAGAATATTATAGATCCTGTGGCAGGTGATGTTGAATTTGCTCATATGGACGCTGTAGATTTCTTTATCTTCACTCGTGATATGAATCTGTTAGGTAGAAATAAGACTGCTGATCTATATGTAAACGGAAATATTCTGATTTTTACTGCGGAATGTACCGGCTTGTATACTAAAGTTTCTCTGGATAAGAAAGATTATAATTTTTCTCCAGTTCTTAAGCATTACACAGTCCCACATCGTTTGTTTTCTATGTTGGGAATTAGCGATCGAGGAAGCTCTATCAAAATGATGCTTCGATATAATCGTATAGTTGTTGAAACTGAGGAATATGTATTTAGTGTGCCAGTTACCGAAGTAGTGGCGCCCATAGAAGAACCGCCTGTCGGCTCGCCTGTCGGCATATTTACAATACTTCGCAAGGTATTTGCTGAGAAGATGTCCTGGTTTGAAGGAATGAATTCACCAAACCCTAGTAAGAATATTAAGATTTCTAAGTATTCTGATACAGTAGCTGAGTTTGTTGCCGATTATGAAGGTAGATATTCACTATCATTTCTCGTTGCCGGCGCTATAGAATTTGAAAATCAATTTGAATTGTACTTGCCTCTATTTGTGAATCTCTTTAAGGATGAACGGATAGATGCAGTTAAGTTTCAGCTATATGATGACGGTTCAATTAGGATTGATACTGAAATACCGGGAATGAAAAAGAACATGGTATATAACCATTCTAGGTTTGATGAACATAATTGATCGATTAGCCTTCCGGAGTTTCTTCGGAAGGCTTTTTGTTAAGCTCGGAATTGATCAAATCTTCTAAAGGATCTGATTCAACCGTAATGTCATTATCTAGAATTGAATCCCAGTCTGGAGAAGCTTCGAGTCCTTCTTCTGCGTTATCAATAATATTATCGACTTGATTATCTGGATTATTCAATATTTCATCCAATGCGTCCAATTCGGTCTCGAGATTGCCGACAGGCTTTACTTCGGGTTGTGAGTTTTCAGAAGATGCGTTTTTAACAATATCTTTAAACTCATCCATGATAAGGATATTTATTGAACCGTCACTGGTTCTGAATTTTCCGTAAATTTTAGGATTATCCATTTGCATTTGCATCACTTTGTCTGCAGCCTGCTTCCACATATATTCCAGTTGGTTCAGGGACAGTCCTGGATATTGTTCTGCCATATCTCGGATGATAAAACTGTGTTTTGAGGATTGCATAAATATACCTTATGAATATGCGTTAGTTTATCTTGGGTGATAAACTAGCGAGTAGTTAAAGGCGGTTTTATGTATAAGAAGGATAATTTACTTTCCCTTAATAGTGGAGTTGATATTTTCTCGCAGATCGAGGATGATATTGTAAACTCGTCTCCCCACACATTTCAACCGACTAATGAATTTCGTAGTCTGTACAAGCGACAGTCCGGACCAATTACAGAAACTTCATCCGGACCCCAGGATATTCCTGATGATGAAGGTATTGCTGATATGACCGGAGATTGGGATAAATATAATAAAAAGCCATTTTCAGCTAAAGCAACGCAAGCCCGCCAGGGGGCGACGCAACAGGCACGTAATGTCCAGCAAGGTAAAGGACCCGTACTGCCTCCATCTCAACCAGTGCGTCGCCCCCAGACCGAGCAACCCAAGGTTACTATACCACCCAATCCATTTACTGAGGCGGTTGGTAGATATAATCAATATTTGTCATCGGAATATAATAAACCTGGACTGACAGAATCACAGAAGAAGACAATCAGCGCAATGCATAAGGCATTCAACGCGGTTGCTCAAGAAGCGTTAAAAAAGTTATAATAATTAAAAGGTTCCATCCGGGACCTTTTTTCATGTAAAATTATTATCTTTGTTATTGATGTCAGCTTTACCAACTCAACAAACAACCATTCCCATGTACCGATCTGTCTCGTATGACAGGCGGAAAGGGTTAATGTTTGTATATTATGAAGATGGCTCGCGCAATGCCTATAACGTAAAACATTGCCTATATACCCCCAACCAGGGCCAGTACGGGTCACAACGATGCGGAATGCGGGACATCTATGGTAAGGAGATGTATGTCTCCTACGTAGATGCTAATGAGGAGATGGAGATTAGGCGCCGGCATGAAGGCGCTCGTAATGATATTTCAGAATGTGATGTTGATATAACTACGCGATTCTTGCAGCAACACTATGCCGGCATTAAAGAACTAAAGTTTGACAGTAAGAAAATTAACAAGGGCTATATAGATATCGAAGTAGCCGCTCTGGATAAATTTCCAGTAGCTTCTAGGGCCGACAGGCCTATAAATTGCGTTACCTTTTATTGTACTTATGACGACAAGTATATAGTATATGGACTTAATCGCGAACTGTCTCCTCAAATGCAACAAAAGTTTGCTGACGAGAATGCCATTTATATTAGCTGCCGAGATGAAGCCACCCTTTTAACTGAGCTATTTACTAGAATCGGCAATTCCGATTTGGATATTTTTACAGGTTATAATTCTGACTGGTTTGATATTCCATATTTGGTAAACCGGGCACAAAAACTGGATGTTGATATTCGTCTGATGTCCCGTCTACCCGGTCAGTATAAATCGGCATATATAAATAAGAATGATGGTAAGTTGATACTTGCTGGCACTGAAATCATTGACTATCTGACACTTTATAAGAAATATTCTCGTTCCGAGCGCGATTCATATAAGTTGGACGCGGTTGGAAAGGATGAAGTAAAGGAACAGAAGGCACCACTGCCTGACGGCTATCGTTCATATATTAAATATTGGGATGAATTTGCCTTTTATAACTTGAAAGACGTTAAGCTGCTTGTTAAGATTGAAAACAAGAAAAAACTATTTGATATGGTTATTGGAACGTGTTCCGAGGCCCGAGTCAAATTCTCAAGTATTTTTTCTGCTAAGCAAATATTAGTTGGATTCATCTTAAATTATCTACATGATAAGAAGATTGCACTTCCTCCCCTTCGTAGACATGAAGCTAAAACCTTCCCAGGTGCTTATGTTTACTCAGTTCCGGGTCATTATAGATATCTAGTAAATTACGATTATCGCTCCATGTATCCATCCATCATGATGGGCGCCAACATTTCTCCTGAAACCAAGGTAGAATATAAGGCAGGATATGAAGTTCCTGCGGATGTTAAGAATAATCTGGTACAATCTCCTTGGACCGCCGATGGTACGAAACAAGTATTCTATCGCAAGGATATTGTAGGTATTGTTCCTTCCATCACCAAGATTATTTTTGATGGAAGAACTGCATTGAAGAAGACGATGCAGCAGATGGAGCGCGAAGGAAAGACAGTAGAAGCTCAGTATTACGATACCAAGCAGAATTCATATAAGACGTTTGGTAACTCACTATATGGTTTGTTGGGCATGCCCCATTTCCATTTCTATGATATTGATAATTCCGCCTCGATTACTGGATTTGGCGTGCAGCTTATTAAGACAACGGTCAAAAAATTAGCTGATTACTTCGAAAATGGGTTACCTAGAGATGATAGGTATTTTAAAACCTTCGATTCCTGGCCAACGATGAATGAAAAGTATCGAGGGATTCATGTTGGTATTGATGGCGAATCTTATCAAAACCGAATGAGTCATGGTGATACTGATTCCTTCTTTGTCAAGTATGATGATTTATATGCACCATTCGAGGAATTGGCTAGTACCAATTTGGAAACCGTGATATTTGATAAGGGAAAGGTAGTATTTAAGAAGCGGTTCCAATACAAGGATAAAAAGTCGTTTAAGGAAATTGAAAAGATATGTGCTTCCAACACTCCCGGTTGGGATGATTTGGAAGATGATGTTAGAGATGATAAGGCAACCATCGAATATGCAAAACATTTATATGTGGTTGAAAAGGACGCGTGGGATTGTTATTTCGCGGAATCTACTAAATACACTGATGCTATAGTCAATATGACCGAGATCGATCGTGCTCGATTGATGTGGGACGGTTGTTTTAAGGATAAAAAGAGTGACGTTCGTATTATCATGAACCGGTTCACATTAACCGATTTCAGTCGTATGCTAGATACTTGTATCATGGAAGAAAAACTGGCTGAGATTATGTTGGATTTTTCTAATTATTGGAATTTCTATGAAAACACCTTGTTCTTGAAGCGCGAGAAATGCATTCTTCAGGCAATTGTGTTGGCTAAGAAAAAATATATCTGCTATATCGAATCAAACGAAGATATCAAAACCCACGAGGCTAAGTTTAAATCCACGGGTGTTGAAATCGTGCGTTCATCTACTCCAGCATTTACCCGAAAATACATTCTCGACCTGGTTAAAGAAATGGTTAAGAAGATGGATAAGGATGCGGTTCGTAAGAGATATTTTGAAATCAAAAAAGAATTTTACTCATTGGTGGCAAAGGGTGATGTTGCATCTATCTCATTGCCGTCAGGTGTCAAAAAAGATCCTCCTATCTGGAAAGAATACATAAGGTATTCGGACGAAGAAAAGAAGAAGTGGGACTGGCGTATCAAAGTGTCCGCTGTTTGGAACCATTTGATTGAAACGGACGAGGAACTTAAGAAACTACCTCTCGAGCCGGTGTTTGAATCCTCTAAGGTCAAGTTCTTAAAGGTTAAGGAAAATCGATTTGGACTTACTGCAATTGCATATGTGGGTACCGAATGTCCTAAGCGCCTGTTTGAATTATTTAGTGTGGACTGGGATATGCAATGGGATAAGACTTTCGGTGAAACTATGGGAAGATTCTTTGAGGCTGTGGGATGGTCAAAAGAATTTGAACGGGATCAGCGCCACATTATGAAGCGTCTACTTTGATGCACCTGCATATGCGCAAGTTCCGTATTGCTTTCCGCCACCTGAAGCCTGTGTAAATTTTCCTGGTGATTTGTAGAATGGGCGGAAGGTATCACCTGAATACTTTTTAGCAACTGATCTATTCGCTAAATGCACAATGTGTTGATTATTTAGTTGTTTTTCTATGCCATTCAATTTTTCATCTTTCTCAAAGTAGTCGGATCCACTACCATCAACAACATTGGATGTTGGCTTTTCATATTTATCGATGGGAATAACGGAATTTCCAACAGGAACTCCATCGGTTACCATCATGAACTGGTTTCCATTATAATCCGGATTTCCTCCGCTTTCATATATAGTGACCAACGCTTCCATAATTGAGTTTTTAATATTATAACTCAAGTCGCTTTTTTCTAATAAAAATGTTATCTTTGTTATCACTGTAGAGGTAGTTTATGACTAATGCGTTAGGAAGTATTGCTCCAAGTTCGGAAAAAGCCGTTACCAAGATAGGCGAAGCTGCTCGTATATCCGGAAAGGGTCTTCCTTGGGACATTAAATATGCCCCAACCACCTATCAACAGGTTTTGATTCCTAAGTCGATTAGATCACTTCTGGATGGCTTTATTCAGAATGGCATGCCACATCTTATTTTTTATTCTAAGAAGCCAGGAACCGCTAAAACGACTGTAGCAAGTCTTATTCCAAAGATAACGGGATCCCAGGTTAGATTTTATAATGCTTCTCGAAAAGCCGTTCAATCTACTATTGATGAAATTGAAGAATTTGCAAAACAGGCAGGTTCGGCAATAAAGTTCGTTATTTTGGATGAAGCTGACTCTGCAAGAAATGCCGCCTTTATGGAATCCTTAAGATCGTTGATGACTTCTTTGAATGGTAGAGTAATCTTTATTCTTACCTGTAACGAAGTTCAAAATATTCCTGAACCTATTGAATCCAGATGTACTAAGGTTAACTTTGATGTTCCAGAAGATCCAAAGAAGCCGCAAGATTCATTAAAGATTCCGCTGTTTAATAGATTGATTGAAATCGCAACTACAGAAACCACTATCAGTGGTGGAACGTTCGATAAAAAAACTATTGCTGCGATAGCTAAAAAGAATTTCCCTGATGTTAGACATACTCTATTATCAATGATGGAAACATTCAATGTCAATGGTGGATCGATTGTTGGCGATCCTGTTGAAGCGGTTAAAACAGATGATGTTAAAGTGATCTGGGCACATCTTGTTGCAGGTGATCTAGTTGCCGCTAGGCAGCACTTCTATGAACAGGTAAATGAATATTCTGCATTCTTTACAGAAATCCTTGATTATGCACAAACCCAAGTGGTAGGCGTTAATCTGGCATATGTTACAAGCATCGTGGCGGAACATCAATTTAAGTCGGCATATGATAGAGTGGTCCAAGAATTGAATATTCAGGGCATGTTTGCTAAGATAATCCTTCGGCTCGCGGGAAAATAATGGCCAGGTTTGATTGTTTCCGTTTTCTATCTGATAGAAAAGATGGTATAGTCCCGTCAAATGACGATATGGATACATTCGACTTGTTTCAAACAAATCGTGCATTTTCCATGAGCGCCAACGATCCTCGTTATAGGGATATAAAAGTAAAGATAGACCTGATCGATAAATTCGACGCGCTGTCATTTCATCGATTGGAGAAGAAACACCAATGCATGGCATATACAGCTTTGAATGATATGTTCTGTCAGGGTAGATGGATTTTCCCTAAAAAGGAAGCGAGTAACCAAACAAAGATATCTGACCTTATAGATAAGTTATGTAAGATATTTGATTGCGGTGACAGTACAGCCCGGGAGTGGTTGCGACGCAAACTATACACCCCGGAAGAGATTGATATGATGTATACATACCTTTTCGATAGAGATTCCCTAATAAATAAAAAATCAGGCACCGCTAAAAAGTAATTTTTCTTATATTTCGGATATGAGCGAAAATTCTTTACTTTTAGCGGTCTCCGGAGGGTCCGATTCCATGTGCATGCTGCATATGTATCGAAACCTACCAGGCATCCAGGTTGCTCATGTAAATTATAATTTTAGAGATGATTCCATAGAGGATCAGGAACTGGTATTCCACTTTTGTAATAAATACAAAATTCCAGTTCATGTAAAAACGATCTCTAAATCCGATATTCCAGCTACAGGATTCGAAGCCTGGGCTCGAGATATTAGATATGACTTTTTTAACAAAATCATGAAATCCGAAGGAATCTCGAAGCTGGCGACAGCCCATAATAAGAATGATCAAGCAGAAACCGTAATTATGCGGATCATGCGCGGGACCGGATTGAAGGGTCTGCGCGGAATTCATAGGGAATCTGATTCGATAATTCGTCCTATTCTGGATATGAATAAGACAGAGGTATACACATACTGTAAAGAACATTCAGTGCCGTATCGGGAAGATTCTACTAATTCAGATACAATATATCTTAGAAATAAGATTAGACATACGATGATCCCTCATGTAGATATCGATGCACTGTCTAGAATTGCTGATATTTCACAAAAAATATATCCGAAAGTATTAAAATTGTCGCTAGATCGGCTGGCGCCATATGTTAAAGTTTCTGCTAATTTAATTGAAATTGATAGACATGCTACCCTGGATGAACTGGCATTTTATGGTTTGTCTAAATATTTTGAGAATTGGTTTTCATTATCATCTGAAATCTACCAACAAATCAAATCTGATATGGGTTGTGATCGTAGATTTTATATAAATGCAAAAGTAATATGTGACAAGCGTAGCCCTAAACGGATTCGAATTTTCTTTGAACAATAATCTATTTTGCATTTATGCAAGATGAAGAAAATATTTCCGCGGTTTCTGCACTATTAGGAATATCTAGAGATCGAGCACAACAGGCCATAAACGATGGTCTTGATTTAAGCATGTTGTTTGGTGGGTGGCAGCGTGAGCTAATACGCGATGTAAGCAGCATGGGAACCGAAATAACCGAAAAAGTAGATTATGTACAGGCAGATCTATTATCTGATTTGAAAAAGATTAGTGAAGAAATCCGCGGACAACAATAAACTAGAAAAAAGTGGAATCCTAAGATGTCGGATAATCGGAAAATAGTTGCGTATTTATCTCTGTTGCGCGGAGCATATCCAGACTCACTGGCATTGGTTGAAGCACTTGAAGAAGAAATTCAGAAAGTTGTGCCATCGATTACACCAGAAGAGAAGCGGGCGATTCGCCAATTTCCAATGCAGTATACAAAGCCGATATCCCAATCCCAGGGCGTTGGTGATTGGACTACGCAACTTCATATTTGGGCAGAACAAGGAATTCCTGACATTTTGAAGGTATCTCCTCAAATTTTAGCATATAAAAATTCGTTCGGTGATAGTATTATCATGTCATTGGTGGCCGGTGCTACTGGTGCAATTACTGGTAAAATTGATTATAAATTGATTCGGGATATTTTGGATACTGATATGAGTTATCTTGATAATTCTTCAGATATGAAGGAATTCAATGCGTTGGATGAGACGGATATTGAAGGAAAGACCCCAATCGATCATCTAGTAGAAATCGCGTATGGTATAGGTGAATATACCGGCGATACTCCAGACGAAATCCTTAAAAAGATGCTAAGAAACTTCGCCGAGAACAAATCAAATGATGATCTCGAGTTTTCTGAGCAGGTCGATTCGGTAATTGATACTCATTTGGAAGATCCCATTATAAACAACACAAAACCGGAGATTATCCAAAATGACGCCTGAACAGCAAGAATTCGTAAATTTTATATCAACTCTCGGACAGGCACTCCCAGAAGCGTCAGCTAACAAGCAGGGTCTTGTCGCATTCCAGGATGAAGTGATATCAATGTTCGAAAATTCAGATCCAGCAATCCAACTTGCAAATAAGGATTTTTATTCATTCCTTACTATGCTTGAATCTGAATTGCCTGATGGTAAGAATCGCACCGCAGTTCGCGCAATGATGGAAGATGTCAGTGCTGCCATGGAATTGGTTCCAGTAGAGACTGAACAAGAGGTAGATCCTCGGATGATAATTGCAATGACTGCTGCAGGAATTCCCCAGGATCAGATCGAAAAGGTAGTTGCTGAAATGAAAGTAAAGGCTGAACAGACGGCAGAAGCACAACCACAAATACTGGAAGAACCCGCGGTCGAAACTCCTGAAGTATCCGTTGAAGTAGAACCGGTTGTGGAATTGGATGAAACCGCAGTTGAACCTGAATTGCTTGCCGAATCTGCAGATAATGAATTTGCCAACTTCTTGTTGCTACTCGAATCCAAAATTTCGGATGCTGATACTAAGATTAAGTTATTGACATTAGCTGAAAGTGTTATCGGTACTGATTCCGTAGAACCTACTGATGAAGAGAAGTTCATCGGATTCTTGCAGAATTTACATGAAAATGTACAATCTCCTGAATGGAAACTTGTTGCCAAGCGGGCTTTGGCGGGAACCAAGGCTATAGTGGAATCGATGAAGTGATTGATTGAATCAAAAAAGAAAGGCGCCACGCGGCGCCTTTTTTCATTGAATATTTTTGTTATCGTCTTCTGTTTTACTTGCCTTGGAATAATCATTTTCCTGGCGCTTGATATTGACTTCATTCTTCTTGACATAGATATCATATACTTTGTCCGCATCCATGCCCGCAACCATTGCGAGACTAATCCAGAAATGTAATTGATCGATGATTTCTACTCGAATATTCTGCATATTCAGTGTGTCCTTTGACCACCACTTCCACAACAATTCATCGCGCAATTCTCGGGATTCATCATCCATTGCGGTCAAAAAATTCAACAGCCATTTGTTTGTGTTGGTGTTTGGGCCAATCGCTTCTTCGGATTTACCCTCTTGTATGAGTTGATCTGAAGACAAAATTGATCCATCGATTCCTGTGATTCCTTTCTTTTGGAATACAAAATCGTTGAGTTTTGCTTGCATTTGGAACAATGATTCGAGCTTATCCATATGATTTCCTTTGTTAACGATCTAACAAAGATAATAAAAAGTATGAAAAGCGGCATTAATATAAACTCATTCAGAAGCGAAAAGGAGTTTCCGAAATGGGTACTAGAAGCGGGCAAGGCGCACCTGGCGTAAAAGATGAATTAATTGACAATAGCTCTTATGCTACGGTCCCAAATACCATAATCACTGGTGGTTTTGTCGGATTTGCTCCTCGGGGCGAACTCAATACTATCCTTGATATTGCAGATACGGGATCTATGGATACGGTTCTTGGTAATGGTTATAACAATCCTAAGTTTAATCAAGCACTATATGGCGCTCGTGCCGTGCTTGAAAATGGCGGAGCTGTTCAGTTTATTCGCCCATATGGCGAAACTGTAATAACTGACCATCAAGATCCTAACTATGCAACAAATCAAGAATTAAAAACAGATGCATTCATAGTCACCTATGATTGGTCAGTTGGTGCTAAAAACAGCATCGGAATTTCACATTTTGCATCATCGAGATATATTTCCGATGCTGCTTCTTCCGACAGCATTTTTGCCGGAACCGAACGTGAAATATTCACCGCTGCTCGAGCATTGGCTGAAAATACAAATAAGAATTTTGCTTTGGATTGTGCATCTGCGGGAAATAAGATTCCTCTGTTTGCTATAATGAATACAGATCCAACGGTATCGAACCGTTCTGATCTTGCAGATGTAACAAAGGCAACCTTCGCATTTACATCCACTAATGTAACCGCGGGTCAGCAAACTGCAATAGCAATCGACAACGCACCTGCGTTCTTCACGATTGGTGATTCGGTTATCTTCGTTGCCGGAAACGGCGCTACGTTGCCATCCAACATTCTTTCAAATGTTGCGTACAAGGTATCACAAGTTACTGGTAATTCGGTAACTATTGATGTGTATACTGTAAGTGCCGGTACTGGTTCTAGTACGCTTATCAATATTTCAGCAGATGTTACCATAAGCGGTAATGATTATTTGCAAGTTAAGACTGCTGCGGTTGGTACATCTGCACAGTATACTCAGGTAATTACTCTTGCCGGTACGCCAACAACAGGTGACCTAGTAACGACACTTAATTCGGATGGATCCTTCACAAACTTCCAATTTATAAAGTTGGGTGAAAGTGCGGATACTGGGAATTCTCCAGTGCTGATATCTTTGTCTGATTTCAGTTCTTCTGCAGTTATCTCCGGAACGACAACGAGCATTCCAGTTCCTAGCGCAAACACCGTGTTCTCGATTGGTGATGCTGTGAAAGCTGTGGCTGGTACAGGCACTCTTCCTACAGGAATAACCGCGGGTAATACGTATTTGGTTACTGGGGTCACTGCTAGTGCGGTTACTTTGGGCGTGACCACATCCGCTGCAGGAACAGGAACTTGCACACTTTCGAACCTCACCGGTACGGTGCGAAACCTTAAGTCTGCATTTGTAAATGCTGGTTTTGGTTCTGCTTGGGTTACAAGTGACACTGCAGTCCTTACTGTGACCGTTACTGCAGGTCCTAAAATAGCTAAAACCGGAACACCTTCCTTCATATCATCTTCGAATGTAGTTGCGGTTACAGTTGGTACTGCAGCGTTGGTATCAAATAGTGAAACTGCTGAATACATTATCGATTCTGATATCGGTCGTTCGTTTGTTGGTAATGGTTTGGCAACTCAGGCTTATATCGATACGAACTTTGATGGTAGCGGCGAACGCGTCTATATTCTGAACACTGCAGGTGTTTCCGTTGCTTCTCATTACGTGTTTGTTAACTACTACTTTGCCGGCACATTGTACAGCTTCGGCGGTACTATTGGTCAACAGGTTGTTAATACAAACAATCTATTCATTGGAAACGCAGCAAAGGCTGTGGCTAGTGGATGGCAGTTTGTTCTTAATACAAGCGATGATCTTGCCTATGCGCTAGAAGATTCTCAGTTTGATCTGAGCAATTCTGTAAGTGAAGGTCAGATTCGTTCATTGTTCCAGAGCCCTGCATTCAATCCTATTGACCCCGCGGTTGTACAAAACGTTATTTGGTCATATGATCCACGTAAGAACGGCACCAGCGCGGTGTTCCAGAACGCTTGGCAGCTCTTCCTGAATAAGGATGTCGGTGATGCGGATGCTCTGTTTGCTTGCGGTACAGCTATTAGCAATTTGTTTGTTCGCGGTCAGGAAACCATTGATTATAACGTTATGAATGTTATGCTTGATGTCTGTGAAAAGCGCAAGGATTGCTTCTCAATATTTGATGGTATCGACGAACCTAACGTTAAGAAAGCGTTGATGAAATATTCTGCAATCGGTAGCCAAGGTGACGTTGCTCATTGGGGTGCTATTTATGATGGTCGTTCTTTGATGAACGATACCACATATACACAACTGACAGATGTTTCTCTGGTGAAGAGTGTGGAACTTGCTAGAATCATCACCTCTAACCGAGCTGGCGGAATCTGGTGGTTGCCTCCTGCAGGTCCTACTGGAACTCTGCAGTATGGTGAAAAGTTCACTCGCTCCTATGGTTACGGCGCTGCTGATGCTAGTTCTGATATTGCTCTTCTCTATGATAGCAATGTCAATCCTACACGCGTTACTCGTGCCGGCTCTGCCGTTTATGGCGACAAGAGCATGCAGAAGCGCGAAACAGCGCTTGATCGAATCCATGTAATCATGTTGATCGCTGGAATTCACAAGCAGTTCAACGCATATCTGGACGGTCAAGTATTCCGTCTTAATACCCCACAGTTGCGCTCAGAAACACAGTCTACATTACAATCCAGAATCAATTTGATCACTGGCGCAAATCCTGCTGGTCTTTACAGTGGTGTTGTTATCTGTGATAAGACAAATAATACAGACGCTATAATTGCGGCAAACGAGCTGATTGTCGATCTACAGCTTGTTCCTACTAAGGGAGCAGAGTTCATAACTCTCCGCACAACAGTTGAAAAGAACGGCAATAACATGAGCGTCAAGAGCTCGCAAATTATCGGGGGTTAATAATGGCTGATAATACATCACCAAGCACGACAATGTTCTACCAGAGTGGTATCGATACCATTCGGGATCCTGTAAGAAGTACCCGTTGGAGAATGTTCTTCGGAGCAGAGCTATTCAAGGCACTTCCAATTAAACCAACTAATGGTACTCCATTTGATGGTGAAGCGGGAACCGACGAAGTTTCTATCCATATCAAGAGTTCCCAGATTCCTGGCGTTCGTATTGATTTAGATAAAATCTGGTATATGGGATTTCCTTCCAACTACGCAACTAATGTGCAGCTTGAAGGAGATATTCCTGTTGAATTCATTATGACTGAAGACATGCGTTCATTTGAGCTCGTATATGCTTGGGTAGAATCTGTAATCAATGCCGGCATTCTCGTAAATCCTACAGGCGGCGCCAGCCGTACTGCAGAAGCGGGACGTGCTCTTGGTTTAGGCACACATAAGGATGCACAGGATAGCGCACACACTGTTGTTCGCAATTCCGGAATTATCAAAACCAATTTGTACAACTGGCATACTGGTGCTGAAATTCTTACGGTGAATCTGATCAATGCTATCCCAACTAGCATCGATCCTACTTCTCTACAATATCAACAGGGTCAACTTGTATCGTTTAGGACTAATATCCATTACGATCGATTCTCACTGTCGATCCCAACTCCATATAGTGCAGGTTAATAAAAAAGGCGGTTTTAAAACCGCCTTTTTTAATATATTCCTTTCTTCATTTTTTCTAGTTCAACTATGGTACGTAGATTATTTGGGATGTACCTACATTGATCTAGAAGATTCTTTAGCCATGCTAGATATGCCTTCTGCTTGGTAAGATCAGCCTTTGCCTTTGGAACATCACCATAACCATCGATGATGTTTTCCATATCCTTTCCTTTTAGATCATAACCACGATATTCTTTTTGAATTAATTCGACAGCCTTGCTTTTTGCCACCGCTACCTTTTCTTCAAGATCAGCGGATACAATTTGTTCATGTAGCATCATGGTATTTATATAATTAAATATTTTACCCCAGGCATGCTGCATGAGGCGCTGACACTTATCCCAATCTAAAGTGCCATCTTTTTTTATATATTCCGCGCTTTTATTTAGATAGTTTTCAATTTTTACTAAAGTATCATTGGTGATTACAGATGGCAATGCGGGAAATTCCGGATCGCCTGTCATTATTGGTCCATTTGGTGTCATATCTTGCCTCTGTAATAAACATAAGTTCTATATAACAAAGATAATTAAAAATTATGGATGATTACAGTGTCATTGAACGAATGCTAGGATTGCCTATCGGCTCTACTAAAGAATTAAACCCAGACCAGGCTACGCCGGTCCTGGCTGCCGCCACTTCCAAGCGTTCTATTGAATTAGTTGCTAAGGATAAGCAAGTTGATACTACGCGGGAGAATCTTACGTGGGTAGCATCTCTTATATCTGAATTGGGTGAATTGGAATCCGTTATTGCTCAATCTAAGCAAAAAATTGAAAATATAAATATCAAGAAGAACGCTCCTGAATACTTATTTAGTTTTGATAATTTGGTCGAATTTGATGCTGAGGTGGATTCATTAAATAAGAAGATCAATTCTTCTGAGATCCGAATGGTTGAGATCAATAAAGAAATTTCTGTTATAATACCAGATACCAAGCCGGATAACTTACCAGAAATCAAAAAGAATAATGAAATTACCATGGCATTGCTTGAAGAGGATCGGATTCGGATCCGCAATGACTCATATGATATTTTCAATATGACCCATGCTATCCTCAAAAAAGTATATTTGGACATGACTAATTCAACCGCGCCCAGTGATAAGATGCTGGTGGCGTTTGCCAGGTTATCCGATTCCGCCTCGTCTACGTTGGAACGTCTTAATATGTTAGTTCAAAAATATAGACGTGAAGAGGAGCTAAGAGGTGCCACGGTAGCCAAACAGATCAATCCTGAAGAAATCGAGATGAGCAATAACGATTTCCTCGCGGTTATCGATGATGCTAGATCCGAAGATGTGACTCCTGCTAATTAAGTTATCCACAAACCAATAATTTTTATTATCTTTGTTATTATGAAAAAAGTAGCAATTATTGGTGATCCCCATTTTGATAGAAAGGCAGAAAATGCCGTAGTCAAGGAACATATTACCCGTGGACAGAAGGCTTTCTTTGAAAACCTTAAAATCGACCTCGAGTCCCGTGGAATTGATACCTTGATTATGACAGGTGATCTATTTGATAACCGCGTCATAGTTGATATTGAAGAAATGGTCCTGGTGCGCAGGATGTTGAAGACCTATTTTTCCAAATTTACCGTATATTTGTTATTGGGAAACCATGATTTGTATTATGAAAATAGCTTAGATATTTCAATTCTTGAGATGTTTGAGGATTTGCCTAATATAAAAATTATAATGAATTCACCGGAATCCTTTAATATCATGGGCAAAGAATGGTTGATGTGTCCTTGGATATTGAAAGAAAAACATGATGAAATGTTACAATATTTCAATACTCTTTCAAAGAAAGGTAAAGACCGAGTTATCGTTGGTCATTTCGATACGGTCGATATTCAGATGGAACCTGGCAATATATCGCAATCCGGGTTTTCTGCAGATACTTATATGGCTGCCGCCAGGCTGGTAATCAGTGGGCATTACCATGGTCCTTCTCTTCTAGAAAAAGATAATAGTCGCCTTTTATATGTAGGGACTCCTTATCCATTGACATTTATAAATTCTAATCAACGTCATGGATATTGGGTTGTCTCTGAAGATCTGACTACTGAGTTTGTTCCAAACATGTTATCACCGATGTTTTATACAATTTATGATACTGATAACATTGATAATCTTGATTTCGAAAACTCATTTGTCCGTGCTTATGTGTCGGATACGATGGATAATGCAGATTATTTAAATTTTCGCACTTTACTGGAAAGTAAAAAGCCTATATTGAAAAAGGTGATCCGATATCGTGGTGCTAAGGCTACGGTCGAATCTGCAAGTCCTGTTTCCCGGAATGGTGAAAAACTGGTCGGAATGGATACGGTAAGTATAAGTGCGGTGTATATCAATCACTTCAAGGATACTTTACCAAAGCTAAAAACTCACGCGGATCCATCTATGGTTATCATGGATCGGGTCCATAAGATTAACTCTACCATTAGGTAAAAAATATGAATGAATTGAAAAACAGATTTGATTCCGAACTAGGGATCACTACTCTGAACGTGTTATATGTTGGGGATGGCGACAGCCATCTGTATCCGGTGCGCGGCGAAGCCATCATTCGACAGATCGCCCAGTTTTACGAACGCACTACGCCAATTGATTATATCACCACCAGCTCAAAGAGCTTCGCTAAGAAGACATTGGCAGACCTGGGCGATATCAACACTATCTTTATTGATAATGTTAAGGATTATCGCTCGCTCAAGGCGCTTATTTCCATTGTAAATTCATTGAATGATATTGTTCATCCGGGTTGGCAGGACGAAGCTAAGGCTTTGCCTGAAACCGAAGTTGAAGCATTCATGAAGGAACTTGCGAAGGCTCGTTCCACTAAGTTCCGTATTATCTATGCGATCGATGAATTTGTTTGGGATGCTCCTGCTGGTCGTATGTGCGATTTGCAGACTGTGCAAATTGTTGAAAGCTTTATTGAAATTGCCGATTCCGTCCTGGTGCCAACTGCGGATCTCGCGGATGCGGTAAAGTATTTCAAGTTTGTTGATGAAGAAAAGGAAATTCATGTAATTCCTTCCATGCTTACCAAGGAAATCGCTCAAGTATATCGTGATTTCACTCGTAAGTGGAATTTGAGTTCTACTTCCGCACAGCGCACTCCTCGGGTTCTTATCAAGGGATTGGAGCTTCCTGCCAATGTTCAGGAATTCATTCAGAACCATTTTAAGAAATTTGATATTACTATTTGTTCTGTTGGTGAAATTGATGACCACACTGCAGGCCTGATCAATGCTCGTAAGGTCGGTCATATTATGCATTGGGCAAACCCAAGCGTGAACAAGGCTAACATAGGAACTACATATGCTATGGAACGTGATGTCGGCTATGATTTCGTTATTCTCTGCAAGCCAGATGCGATGGAAGGCAAGATGTATGAAATCTGTTCCGGTGATGATGATATTATCTTCTCCGCTTCTTATGGTGCGGTAGTGGTGTGTGGTTGGGACCATCTGGAATTGGGCGCGGATCATATTTCCAAGAAGAGCGGAATGCATTTTGGTAAGGATACCGATGCGGTTCAGATCAAGAATATGCTCGAGAGCATGGTGAATTTCTATGATAAGTGGAATGCCGCTTATAATGAAGTTCGTCGTTATCTCGAATCCCGAATTTTGGATACAAGCAGCTTTGCCCAATCCGCTTATTACAATCTCATTGCCGGTCCAGAATGGACAGCATATGTAGAAAGTAAGACCAACACGGCTCCAGAATCTGTACAGGAAACTGCTGCAGCAGAGCCAATTGCGGATGAAGATATGCCTGAGAATGCAATCCGTCTACCATTTGGAAAGGAAGGTTAATATGGGAATCTTTGCAAAGCGCAATGATCTTAAGGTAGTTGGTCTGTTTGGTCAATCCGGTTCCGGAAAGACCACCGCGATCAAGGCTGCCGCCGGTTTGTCAAATGGTTGGAATCTTCTTCCATATACCGGAACAATTCGACATCTTTTCATTAAGAATGCGTCGTATGTTGAACCTCATAAGCTTATCGAGAAGGCACCTGAAATTCTGGCACAGAACAGCCCTGAAAAAATTGATGCGATCTATGAAGACTACGCTCGTTCGCAGCGCCAGCTTCTTTGTGATTTTGATTCTGAAGTTTTCAAGGAATGCTTCCAGGGCAAAACCGTAGGTCGTACAGTTCTTTTGGTAGATCGTTCCCCATTTGATTTCTATGTATTGACCCTGTGTGGTTTGGATGATCTCAAGGCTACATATAAAAAGGATTTTGGTCCTGCTGTGCTTGATATTGTAAAATCTATCAAGACCATCGCTGAACGGGATTCTGAAAACTTCTTTGATGCGATTATCGTATCACATGCCTGGACAGATGATCATTCGCGCACTGTTGATGGTGTGCGTGATTATTATTTGTCCGAATTTTATACCGGAACACCTTGGTATTCTCGATTGGATGATGTGGAATTTCGAAAGACAAAGAAATACAATCTTAATAAGGAACTTAACTCGATCGATTCTCGGGTAGTTGATATTAAGAAGATTGTAGCTGATTTGTTGAAATAACCAATTAAATAACTTATACGAAAAGGCGAGGATTTTTCCTCGCCTTTTTTCGCATATATTGGATTTATGAAAATGAGGAACATATGCCAGCTGAAAAAATAGACCCCGCCACGATCATGAATATGGCTCGTACCATGTCAAACCAAAATGATGGTAATGTGCAACCTATGGATAATCCGATTTTACAGCAAGTCCAGAGCCAGATCGCCGCAGCTACTGCTGCAGGTTTTAATATTTTGGAAACAAGCCCGGCTGTCGCCGTTAACCAGGAATCCAATTTTGTTGAAGTTGCCCCTCCACCCAGTGGTGGTAGTTTTTACAAGGGATTTGTTTATGGTCAGCCATTGCGAGTTGATGATTTGACACAGATCGAAACCATGGATTCAAATAATTCAGATGATCGCATCAGTGTAATCTTTAGTAGGGCATTGCGTGGCTTGGATCCCAAGGAAATTCTCCAGGGGGATGAGTTTTATTATATTCACTGGCTTCGCGCAAATACTTTCCCAGGAATGCCGTTTGATAATATGGCATATGAATGCATGCATTGTCAAAAAGAAGTTATTGATGGGGCCTCGCCATTTGGATTTGCTGAAATGCATCATGTGGTTGCTGATAGAGAAGCTAAAATTGCCGAACTTAAGGGAAGTGATTGTGCTGAGATTACTATTGGTGGGCGTTCCGGTAAGGTTTTTGTTCGTCGGCGCCGGCATAATTCCCGATTGAAATATCTTCTGAAGCGTGATTTTGGTGATATTGGTCAGAAACCAACTGAGGCGGACATGCTTCGGTATGTTACTGCGGTTGTGGTTGATTTTGGTTTTGGTGATATTAAGGATACCATTACGTTCATCCGCTCACTGTCTCCGATGGATTATGCGAAGCTCAAGTCTGCGGTAAAACGATATAATTTTGCATCAACTACAATCGTTGATCTGACCTGCCCATATTGCAAGGAGGTTACCCCGGTTCCGGGGTATACGTTTCCATTCTACGACTTTATTCCCAAAGTATCTTTCTCATGATATAATGGCGGCTAAAAATAGAATAACATCTAATTCATCTACTTCATATATGGAACTGGGCAGGTTGTTTTTCCCGGAATTCTTGTCTTTACATGATTATGTATTGACTACCATGCAAGAAAAGATACGAAAAGCAAATTCGACCTAAATCGAAGATAAACTAGGACCATGGGTGAAGGTGATTTAAACAATTTTTTGACGCTGACTGGAACGACATTAAATGCGTTTCTGAAGGCAAGCGAGGAATCTAGTCGAGGCAATAAGCAGCTATCGGATAGTATTTCTCGTTTAGTTCGTGCGATCGAGGGCGAACGTCAGAAAAAGCAGATGGATGAAGCGTCCTCCAAATCTAAAACAAAAGATCCCGCGCCTGGAATGCATAAAGATTCTGCGGTTCCTGGACAATTAACAATGCCAACCGCAGGAGCGGTTTCCAAGATAGAACGCACGGGAACTGAACGCAATCTAGATCTCCTATCAAATAGTCAGCAACGGATGATGACGATTCAAATGAATCAGAATCGTCATTTGGAGAACTTAGTTGATTTATATTCAAAGGTTCATCCAGATAAAAGCGGAATCGGAGATTATTGGGTAAATCGCGGTAATAGCGGAGCTGGTCCTGTATCCGGTTTTACGGGTGGTGCTGTCGAGTTTTTCCGTGGATGGAAGGACAGGGCACAGAATATAAAAGAAGGCGCTCAGAAGGCTTATAACGGCATTGGTGAGTTTGGTGAAAATTATGCCGCTGCTCGAATGACTGGATCCAATCAAGTGATGTCAGTTTTGAGGGCTGGCGCCTCCGCGCTACCTGGTGCTAGTGAAACCAGCATGAATGCTATAAAAAAATATAGCAAGGAGATCAGTAAGGGTCGTCTTAGTTTAAGTGCCACCATAATTCAATTAGAAACTATAGATGAGGCGTTAAAAGAAAAGCCGGGTAATCCCGATTTGATTGCTGCTAGAAAAACACTAGAAGAATCTCTGATTCAACAAACTGCAAATATTGCACAGAATACGGAAAAAATGGCTCCGTTGGTAGTTCAGCGTACTCAGCGGTTAAACAAGCAGCTTAATGGTAATATGTTCAAGGGGTTGCCTGAAGGCACTGAACAAATTCTAAAGACTCGGGCGACTAAGGAAATGTCTGCAGAATCTTTACAAGATATACAATCTGTTAGAAACGCATACTTGCCGCCATCCAATCCAGAACCCTCGGAAGATAATGATAAAAATCAATCAATGATGGAGCAACGTAAAGTTGATCTAGCTTCCGTGATGGAGTCTGCCTTGGCTCCTAGAGATATAGATATTAAAACCCCCCAATCTACCGCGGAATCAATTTCAACTTCTAACGAAACGCAGACTGTACCAAGCACAACATCTGCAGTTGATTTGGCAAGTGTAATAGAAAAATCATTTAAAGGAATGGCTGCACAGTCTACCGGAGAAACAATTTCTGGAAATTCTATATCTGCGGGTGCCTCCGTTACCAACGAGGCCGGTGATAATGCATTTACATCAGCTCCTATAAATTCCGGAATTGATGAAAATCCAAAAACTGTTGGTGAGGCATTCGGTGCTATATATAATCAGCTCCATAAATTAAATGAAACCGAAACTGCAGTTCTGCAAAAAGAAATTCCTAGTGGTGGATCCGGGTCGGGTGGAATACTTAGTGAATTGGGTGATGTTGCGTCGGTAAGTAACTTATTAAGTAAAGCTAAAAACGTGGCTGGAATTGCTGGAGCTACTGCGCTTGCCGGTGCTGGGATTGCCACGGCAAGTAATGCGGTCGGTGAATATGTAACTCCAGATTCGATGAAAACGGATTATGAATTGGAAGGACATACCGGAGGCACTAGCGAATTAGTCGGTAAGGGTGTTGGAAAGGGATTTACTAAGGGAGCCGGTAAGCTTGCTGCTAAAACTGGCGCTAAATTCTTAGGTAAAGAAGTTGCTAAGATGATTCCTGGAGTAGGACTCGTCATGGGTGCTACATATGCTGCCAAGCGTGCTTGGGATGGTGATTATCTTGGTGCTGCCGGTGAACTCGGATCCGGTGCTCTTAGTATGATACCTGGTGTAGGCACCGCGGCAAGTCTTGGAATCGATGCTGCGTTGGCGATTAGAGATGCCAGTGGATCTATGAATCCTAAGGGGTCCTCTGTTAATTCACCAACGGCACAAATGACTACAGATCGATACATTGATACAAAATCCAGAGAAGCGGACGCAAAAATACAAGCTAATATGATGCGTCAGGTGTATATTGACGCGCTCACGCATCCTAAAGTAATTGAATCACAGAAGATGATTCAAAACGATTCTTCCGATAAAATTGTGGAAACTCTTAAGAGGTAATTATGGCCGACGCAAAAAAAACAGAAACAGATACTCGGCTAAGAACTCAACTTAATACGCCGAAAACAAATATTGTTAAAATAGTGACTTTGACTGGTGAACAGCGTGCTCGTTATTTAGGCGGAATACAGCAATTATCAAATAGCACGCGTGAAGCGTTCTATGATGTTTCGGTCAATTATAAATTGAGAACCTTCTATGGTTTTATTAAGCAGGGTGCTATCCAGGGAATGAAGATAACCCCTAAATGGGTATCTGATACTACCGGTGGTGGTTTGATGGGATCCATCAAAGATGTTGTCACCGCAACTATCGATCCTAGTGGTGGAGGCGCGGCAAAAATGTTTAATGCTGCGTCTACCCTGGCAAATGATCTCACCGGCATAAGCATGTCGGTAACCGGGTCTAGTTCGTTAAAACGCTTTACCGGTGTGGATTTGGGTGGATTTAATATTCAGTGTGGTTGGTCTGTGCGTGAACAACTTGATCAATGTCGAAATGAATTAATGATATTGACTCGAATGGCATATCCGGTACAGGCGGAACAACAGAACATATTAAAGGTGTTGGATGGAGTTGTTAAAAGTTCCGGTAAATTGATAACCGACACAGCTTCTATATTAGGGCCTGTCGGCGCATCCGCTATTTCTGGGGCCACTAAGGGAGTTGATGCGATTGTAACAAATGGCGCCAGCGCTATTATGAACATGGCCAACCTTTTTGGAAATAACTTTACCGTAGATCCCATTCCAGTTCGAGTGATGGTAGGTAATTACATCGATCTCGAGCCATTGGTTATAGATGATGTTTCCGTTTCATTTTCAAAGGAAAACTTTAGAGCGGATGATGGATATGATTATCCTTTAACCGTCGATGTTACCATAGCATTCTCATTCTGGCTGACGCCTGCACCAAAGCTTGAATTTATGAAATTCCTTGGTCAAGAAATGTTTGGTCCTAATGCGGACGCTAAGTTAACTGCGATGTATTCTGAAATATTGGCACAAGATCCAAGCGCGACACCATCAGAAAAAGACAGCAGTAAAACATCAGATGCTATACAAGCAAACACATTTGCCACCTCAGATAGTGCATTATTGACTAAACCAGGTACGCGGCCGGTAGCGGAGAGCACCAACGTGGTTACTAGATAAAGGATTATATGTTAACATTTCCACGAATAAAACCATTTAAGTTTGAATATCAAAATCCATATGTGATTCCACAAAAATTTGTGGGTCGGGTAGATTTGATTGCACACGAGATATATGGATATACTTCATTATATAAGCCATTGGCGGCAGCCAACCATATACGAATGACGTTGGGACACCGTTTGGGAATTCGTCCGATTGGTGAGGCCATTGAAAAAGATAGGGTATTTCTCGGGGAATCTACAACCTATGTTAGTCAATATATGGAGAACCATATAGAAACTGAATTTGACTGGATGCGATACGGAGATATATCGAAAGGTAGTTTTAGTGACGCATATGAAGGCAGACTTCTATTAGTCCCATCATTCCAGTCAGCGAAGGCCTGGATGGATCAGTATAATATTGTTGAGGTGAAATAAATTGGCCGCTGGTACGATTAGAGACGCGAGTTCGCTCAATATTTTCGTTCAATTTGGAAATGTTACCTTTACTACGGGTGATATTATTTATTTTCAATATACTAATCAAATGAATCAACCGCCTAGCGGCCGCTTGATATTAATCGATAGAAACTCAACTACGATGAATACTACTAATTCGGATAGTGGTACAATTATATTTTCTAAAACAAATGATGGAACCGAGAATAAGGCATCTGGATTAAGTATCCTAGTTACTGGAAATGTCCAGACAAGCAGAAATGGAACCAATACCATATATGAATTTTCCTGGATTGCCGGAACTAACCAGACCAGCAAAAAGCATTCGTTAGCATTTGTTGGTACAAGTGGTTCGGTAATGCAGCAAATATTAAAGAATGTGGATCAGCCACAACTTAATACTAAAATAAACGTGAACCAATTGACCGATTCCCAGGTATGGAGATTTTACTCAAAGAATGCGTGGGAACAATTAAGTGCGGTAAGTGATCATTCCATGTTGAAGAACGATTATATCTTCTGGGCATGGGATGAAGTAAACAATCAATTTAGATTAACTTCAATAAATACCGAGATGGGATCTCATAGTGGATATGCTATTATGCAATCAGATGATTCCAATCAGGCCAATGAGAATTTGATGACTTTTGATAATCCAAAATATACGGTGTGGAAGTGTAAACGAGTAGCTAAAAATAATAATCTATTTGAAAACCGAGAATTCTTATATCCTAATACCATGTTTGAAGTTGTTGATGGCACTACGCGTGGTTCGGGTAATGTAGCCGGTGTTTGTTTCGATCAGATCGTTACTGATATTGGTGATAGTAAGATGACTGCAGTAAATTCATTAAAGAGCGCCGGTGCGGTAGGCCCCGTTGGAAATCACATAGTGAAGCGAGCATTTCCAAACAATACCCACAAGCTATATGATTTTGCCGATGTATATCGAAAATATAAAATCTCCACATTTTGTAAAAGCCTAACTTTTGATTTGAGTAATGCCATAGGTCCACCAGTAGGATCTTCAATTGAAGTCTTATTGATGCCGGATAATTATAACCAGAGCTCGGTAAAGGTTGATATGGATTTTTCTGATAAATATATAATAACAGAAAAAGAAATAATTTTTTCAACAATAGATCAGAATAACTATGGTAAGGCAATTGCTGCCAATCCGGTATTTACTACTACTTTCCGAGTATCTACAGATAATTTTGACAAACCAGGATTTCCAAATGTTGAAACCGCGGCTAAACTACTGAGTAAATTAGCATGATAAATGATGGATATTTAAATGGAGTTGTGTTTTCTGACGACGTGGATCCGTACAAGGCGGGTGCTGTAAAGGTTCATATCCCAGGAATTACGGATGGATGGGATTCTTCTCTCCTTCCATATGCATTACCACTATCAGGAGCAACTCATTCGGTGCCTACCAAGGGAACTAACCTGGTAATACATCTCGAGGACCATGGTGATCTTAACAAACCTAGATATTCATTTGCATCACAAAACAAAAGCGCTCTACCGGAAGAATACGTAAACAATTATCCAGATGTTGCAGTTACTAATCTGGGTGATGATGGATTTAAGATGGTACATAATAGAGCCACCTCTTCTACTACTTGGATTCATCCTAATCAAAGCACCATAACATGGGATGGTGTTGGTAAAATGGTATTTGATAATGAGCAGGCATTTGGTAATACCGGCCGCGGTGCGAAGAATAACCAGGGCAATAGAACCCAGCCTGTATTAACTGGTGGAACTATAGATATATTTACAGCAAAAGCATTTGGCGCCAGCCAGGGATCATCCTATTTTGCAGTTCCTCATCTGGACAACCCACAACCTAGCAATGTGAATACGGACACCATTCCTGATGATAATTCGGTTGTCGAACCAGCAACTACCAGATTCATTCTGGATGAAGAAATAGAATTTATACAATCGTCAAATTACACTAGAAGTGTTGTGTGGAAGGCGGTTAAATTATTCATTACTACATCAAACGCCCAGGATTTTTATTCAGTTTCAAAGAAATGTGCTGATTCGAATTCAAAAAAATCATTTCATTATGTTGTAGGAAAAACATATTCTGGATTAAACGCATCATCGGGTCCTAGTAGAAATGCTGATCAGGTAGCCGGTGGTGTAGAAGGATTGATCCAAACAGTTGATTTAAATCAACAGGCAATGTCCGTTTCTAACGGAACATATAAAGGAAAATCGGTTGATTCAATCTCAATATCGGTTTGCTTGATCGACGGTTCATCAACCCCATCGCTTACTGGATATAGACCAAACCAATTCCAGATCAAGACTTTGCAGAACATCTACAAGCATATTAAACAAAACGTCGGAAATATATCGGTGATATTAATAAACGATATTACAATTCCCGGATTGATATCTTCCGGTATTGATATGGATATAGCAGAGGTTGCTGGATAATGGCCTGTAATGTAAAAGATTTGATTGAAGGTAAAGTTAGTGGCGGGAAGTTTCTCGGCCTAGAAGGCAATTCTGCGGCCCAAGGCGAGCGTTCTACCGGAGTTTCCGCTGCCATAAACGGCGGAAGCGTTGCAAATCGTGCTGGAGGTCCTGGAATTGGAGCCACTAGTAAGAATTCATCGAATACTGTACCATCTGCTGCAGGATCTTCCGGTTCTGCGGTTACCTCAGCCACCCCACCATATAACCCTACCTCGCTATCATATTTAGAAAGTGCTGTAAATAATATACGGAATGTTGACTGTATTCAAAATGTAAAGAATTTCGTAGGTGTTGGTAAAGGTGGTTATGTTGATTCGGCTGCCGCCATTTACAATAATTATCTTAAAGGTATTGTTGGTGAAAAATTTCTTCAAGATATTGGGCAGCTAGTAGGATATCAGGATTCCAGTTTTACCATGAAAGACCGGATAATACGTCTGATCTGTGTAAATGTATCATCTTGGTTCCAAGTATTATCGGCTTTGATAGAACAAGTTCTTAAGATAGTACCTACTATATTTGATAAAATTGATAAGTTGTTGAATAAAGCCATGAGATTGTTGGCAGAGTTATCTAGTATAATAAGTCAGTGCTTATTGCAGGTATTATCTAATCTGAAAAACCTCGCTAAAAATCTTATAACTGGATTGTTGGATCTCGAGAGCCTACGAAATGCAATGGCTGAATGTCCATGTATTCTACATATGGTAGCTAAATTATTTGGATGTCCCGATTCATATACTGCGGATGAAGTTATTTCATGCCTAACTGAAAAATTTAATGATTTGGTAGGTCCTATTCTGAAAGCTATAGAAAAAGGCTTCCAAGTAATTGTTAAAATGATAGAAGGCATATTTGAAAGATTGAACGCTACTATCAAGAAAATAATGGATTCGATTTTTGCAGTTCTGCGTTCGTTAATGCGCCAGTATTGCAAGCTGCTATCTAAGAAAATGAATGTCGATCCCATAGTTAAGATTGCTAAATCTTTTAATATGGAATGCTTGCTGGTATATACCCAGGAAAATGGACCATTAGGTACTAAATATTATGGCATGAATGTTTATGATATTATGAATACCTTTACTATTTGGGGAAATTGTATTACCGATATATGTGACTTGTTAGGTCCAAATATTCGTCTGCAGATGAAGCAGTATACCGAAAAACTGCGTCTTAACATACAGTTTTGGGATAATCCATTAACTGCGGATTTATTTACCGTATGTACGCAATCGATGCAATATTCGGCGAGTGATGTTGGTGTGGATAAATTGCGATCTATATGGAGTGCAGGTAAGCCATCAAAATCGGTAGTTGATAATTTTCATGACTCTATCAAGAATGCGCAGACCGAATTTTCTAACGCAAATCCACCGGTGACGGACGATCCTACTTATTATCCGGCTACTGCTAATATGATATCACCGGAAGGCGGAACTTCAGATGGCGAACCTAGCATATCTGGGATTCAGCCTACATATGGAGTGCTGAGTCATTATCCAAATATATCCGGTGATTTATCTAAGATAGTAGAATCTATGTCCAAGTTCTTTCCTACCGATACGTTCTACAGAAAATTCCTAGAAATGAAGGATTGGTTGATGATGTATAAGTCAAGTGCTGAATTATATAATTCAATAACCAAGGCAAGTTCTAATTTTATGAACTCTCTATCTAAAGAAGTTAATTTTTCCGGTTTGGTTGGAATTGATCTAACTAAAGATGAACCCTCGCCGGATTATGCAGTATCATCTGACCTACATTATTATGATTTTGGCTCGCGCCCAACAATGGAAAATGGCGAGAGCCGTCAGGCATTGTATAAAAAATGGTTTTCTCAAGCGCATATAGCATAAACAGGTAACGTGAACTACAAGCAGGACTGTCATAAGGGTGTATACCCAATAACCAATCGGGAAAAATATATAGGTGCTGCCTATCCCGAATTTAAATCTAATTGGGAAAAGCGGATATTTTATATGTTAGACACTAACCCATTCGTATTGAAATGGGGATATGAATTTGTTCGCATCAACTATGTCCACCCAGTGACTGGCAAATTTGCAATATATCTGCCTGATATTTTCTGCCAGGCGAAAACCGAAAGTGGTCGGGTTATGAATTACTTGATCGAAATAAAACCGGCCAAAATGAAAGAAGCTCCGAAGGAACCAAAACAACCAAAAAGCTTTGAAGCTTCTAGCGGTCCTAAGTATCAAAAATCAATTGCTAGATATAATAGCGAAATGGTTGATTATGCTATTAATCGCGCAAAATGGGATGCTGCTGAGCGCTGGTGTCTAACAAATCAAGTTACTTGGATAATACTTACCGAAAATGAAGCAAAGGCGTTATTCCGAAGTTAAAATTCAAATATCTTATTTGAATGAGTTGTTGCGGCGGAGAGCCATATACCGGTGAAATCTATATACCACTTCCACAGAGATTGGTAGAATACGGCCAAACCACGGTCGGATTGGAAGTTATGAATAGATTTCCGAGTACCCGGCTTTGGATATTTTCTTTTATCCAGGACGTGGAAGGATGTTCGTCTTGTGTAGACGCGTTTACACAAATGATATCATGGTTTCGCAAACGTGATTTTTTGGATAATCCATCGAATAATGTGAAATTCATATATGAAGATAATATTTTAGGAAATCCTATAGCTAGAGATATAGGTATAGTAAAATCACCAACTCATATCTTTTGCGGTCCTGACGGAACTATACATGATATTGTTCTAGGTACTCCAAATGATGAATGGTTGGATCAATATATTTTGCCAAAGTTGGTATCATGAAAAATAATGAAGTTTACATAGTAGGTTATTCACTGGATTCTTGTGTTGCTGCTAGAAAGTTCGCACAAGAAGGAAATCACGTTTATCATGTTTGTACGGGTCCATTGGGGTACCCACATGATGAAATTGGTGAATTTTTAACTGAGGAAGGGCGTAAGGTATTACTCACTTATATACCCGGACTGAAGCTAATCCCAGTATTCAATTCGCGCTATCTGTTTGTTCCATATGACTCACTCAAGATGATCAATAATAAAAATGGATTGATTAGCTTTCCATTAAACAAATCAAGCTTTGAGACCGCATCAGAACTAGAGCAGATGTGTGCTGTAAATTTAGATGGCTTTGTCTCTGAAATAGTTGAATCACAAAATCCATCATCCGTAATAAAGAAACACTTTCCTAAATGGATGTATGAGAGTATTGGGAAGGTGATGCTTGGGAATAAGTGGGGATTTAAGCAGAATAAGTTGTCCGCTGGCGCGTTTATAAAGGAATTTGGTATAACTTATGGCAAGGATTATAAGAAGTCTAAAATGTTAGGACTTAACGATACCAATAATGGCACCATTTATTATCCATCTGTTTCTTATGCTGATTTGTGTGAACAATTCTTAGATCATCCAAATATTAGCAAGGAAACTCGCAATATTGAATGGTTGCAAAAAAATATTAATTCGCGAATAAAAGCAAAAGAATATATAGTGATGGATAATCGAATTGATTTTGCGTGTAAGTATATGGCCGGTAAGTTAGATCGCTCTACTATGTGGTCAGAAACAATAGATCCAAACGCGGCGGAAGAACTAATTGATATGGGAGAGGGTGTGGTTCAGACGCCTATGAAAGATCATTGGTGTGTTTCTGTTCAAGGTAAACAGGTAAAGAAAATATTCTCCAAGCCTATAGTATCGATTAATACCCCAGTTCTGGGAGAATTGGCAGATACATTAGCCAACGAAAAAACATATCAGGAATATCAAGAAATGATTCAATTGTATTCCAGGAAGCACTTATCGTTGCGCAGATTGATAAAAACTGTATTGATATGATCTCGGTAATTATAATATTACATAACCAATCAAAAAATTTAGATCCGATTTTATTAGGATTGTCTAGACAATCTATATCTGATTTTTCAGTAATTGTAATTGAAGACCGTCCTACCGAATCAGATCATGCTGAACATTTGTTAGCAATATCAAGTTCTAATATTTCAGACAAAATATTATTACACACATTATCCAATCATCCATTAGTTTCTCGTAAAAATCCTGATGGGTCTACATTCCTTGCTCCATATGCTAGAGAAGTTGGGTTGGATATGGCGATTGCGTCGGGAAGCGAGTATTTTATATTTATAGATGGTGATTGCATTCCATTGTCAGGTATGATAAGTGGTCACTTGGATTCACTTAAATATAATATTCCAGTTCTTACGTGTGGACGAAGAAGGGAAAAAAAGTATAGATGGCAGGATATGCGCGAATGCGAACCAGGAATAATGAATTATGGTATTTTTCGCGGAAAAGGAATGCTCGTAAATAATCCAGATTTATTGATTAAATCATTATTGGTTTGGTCATGTAATATTGGATTGAATCTGGCTGCGGTGCGCCGTATCCGCGAATTAAATAGGATGTTTACCGGACACTCGGATTTATTCTGTCGCCATTTCTGGGGAGCCTGGGGCGGCGAAGACGGCTTTCTAGGAATTCAGGCATGGACAACGCGCACGTATATTAAAATGCTGGGTGATCCGATGTCTGGAGTTGATCATATAGATCATCCGCGCCCCGCAGAAATATATAATCCAGACCACTCTAAATTTTTATCAGATATTTCTGATAAATTAAGAAAGTATTTAGTTATAAATCCATTGGATTTGGCATTCTTCACGAATTTTTAGATCTGGCTTTTGCCGATGCGGGACTGTCTTCAAATCGATTTATCTTCAACGCCTTTACTGATCCACTGCCTGACAACATTTCTTTATCACTCATGTTATCACTAATTCCCCGGAAAGTTCCAAATTCTTTAAATGGTTGCTGGAATAAATCGGGGCATTCAAATGATACATTATACATCATTTTTTTGGCATCGCTAGATACGAATCTAGGAGATCCTGGATCCTTCAGTACAATAGAATTAAATTCGAACACCTGAGTAGGTACCATATCATATGTACCTGAACCCATATTATGGCCTTGAAAGGTGGCCACATAAGCACATAACTTCTGAAATGAAGATGTTGGCTTCAGTAGCTGCGGAGAAAAGAAGCAGTTAATAAGAGCATTAAAAAATTGATACCATATAAGATCTTTATTTTCGATTACGGTCAGATTTAATAATCCTGGGCCGGCATGACTTCTAACTAATGGAAATTGTATAGACTTCTCCGTATCAACCGTGTATCCAGTTTCTGTTATAGTCTTTACCGTGGGAACGTCAACATGATCAACTACCCATTTCATTTCTACCGAAAATCCCCTGCCTTTATTGTCTTTATTTACATGTCCCGCGATCCAACGATTTAGCATTTCCTTATATATAGGACGCCCGTTATACTCTTTTGGGATGTTAGTTACCATATCACGAGCAGCATATTTAATTAGCGAATCAACCGCTTTTTGTACATATTCACCATAAAAACCAACTAGGTATTTATTTCCTACATAGATTGAACCATTAGAATAAAATCCGGAGTTCCATTCTTCTGCAGTCTTGTCTTTTTCAATGGATTTAGTTCCACTGCTTGCAGCAATTGCTTGTGTAATTTGGCTCATATTTACGTTTTTCCTGCAGTTGTATCAACGATGCTTGCTGGTGGTGTTGGATAATGTTGTGGTGAATCTGATCTAAATACATTGCGGAAACTAAATATACAGGACAAAGCAAATGTTTTTATAGAAGGATCTATGAAAGATTCTTCTGGTGTAGTCAGTCCCTGAGGAAAACATCTATAATATCTAGTTGTTTGATATATTTGATACGTATTGTCGCCGTCTATTATATCAATATATGGTATATACATCAGGCGATTTCTATAAAATCCATCATTTCCATAAACAAAATCTTTCTTATTTTGGATTGGATATCCATTTGTCTTTCCGCTTTGCACTGTTTGCATATATCTATATAATGCCCACCAATTTTCATTTCGCGAGTCCGCTATCATATTTATTGTGATAGTTTCGTTTAAATATTCATTATCTTCGGTGATGGGTATGTGAACCCTGGCCTTATAATGATACTCTTTTTCATAATTCAATTGAATGTCGGGTGGTCTATACGACGTAATTAACGCGTTTATGGTTTCGCTTGGCGGCGAGTCGGACTGTGAAAATGATACTGGTAGGGGACCAATTACAATTTTTCCGGTGGCATTATGCCTACGGGTAAGTGAGTGGTCAAGTATAGGTGAAATTGTATCAATCACATTCTAGTTTATCAAGTCAATTTCGCATTATCCGGATATGGATAAAACGGGAATCTTTAGCCTTATACGGAAAAAACTTTCGTTTTATCCGGATTTTTTATTATATTATCCGCATAACGCGAGAGTTTTCTCCTGGATACACGGATGTGAAAACCAGGGGTAACTTGGATGTTAGGCTAATGCGAGGAACATTATGGACGCAAATCAAGTAGAAAAATCTCTTAGAACTCTTAGTGAATTACTCATATGCTTTCAATCTTGGGAACCTGAGTCTCGCGTTATGGGTAATGTGAAATCAAGTGACGCATCCGACGCTATAAGGATTTCAATAAATGCCATAATTAATAGTTACCTTTATTATAAAAATATATGTTATATTGTATAAACTGTTTATATGTGGTGTACTACCACTTGAAACCTGTACTGCCCGAATAAATGAAGTTATGGACATTA